CCAACCTTATCCGGTGAGAGATATTACAGGTACTATTATAGGTATGGGTATGCACAATGGTACTCTGTATAACGATAGTGACTTAAAAGAAGAGTATGGAGTGCCTGATAAGTTAGAGTATATTGATGGAGAGGAAATTATAGAACACTCTCCTAATGATTCCCAAATATTATTTTGGACCCTACTGGTTAAGGAAGACTACTCTATTCTTGAAAAATACCAGGGGAGTGCTGCTTTAGCTTGGTTTGATTTCAGAGAGGATAGATTATATCTATTTAAAGGTAGTAGCAAATCTTATGAAAAGGCCCTAAATGAAGTGGAAGAAAGACCTTTATACCTACTGAAAGAGAAGGATAATATATGGTTTTCTTCAGAAGAAACTCCCTTATGGGTTATTACTCAGAAGCAATATCCTGAGATAGACAGTATAAGTAGTAATGAAATTCATGTATTTGAAGAGGGTAAGTTAATTGATACCATTAAAATTACTAGAAAAGCAGGTCAATATAAAAAATCTACCTATAGTAGTAATTATAATACTGGATGGGGTAGCTATAAAAACAAACCATACAATAATTATGATGCTAAAAGGAACTCCTTGCCTGCAAATACTACTACTAGTAAAGCCAATAAAATAGAGGAAGAAACTTTACCTATATTACATGAATCAATTGCTTATGCAAAAGGTAGGTATTGGGATAATAAAGGTAAAAAAGCACATGGTATTTATCATTTAGATAAAACCGGTAAGATTCATGACAAACCAAGTGGGGAATTTGCTTCAGAATGGGTTAAAACTAAACCATATTATTTTATAGATGGCTGTATGATTACTGATCATATTAGCTTCCAAGAGTACATGAAAAAGTTTAAAGATAACGGTAATGATACTAAACAAAGTTTCATTATGAAAGAACTATGTAGAGTATCAGTATATCCAGTACATAAATATGGTACTGATGATACAATGTGCTGTTGGAACAAAGATAGGAAAGATTGGTGGTATTTTACAGGGGAAATTACCCCCCTATTTAGTAGTAAAGAGTACGAATATATAAGAGGCAGTCTTAAAACAACCAATACTGGTACTTGGAAGTTTGCAGATCATTCTGATATATCAGAAGGGGAGTGGATTACTGACTCTAAAGAAGATGAATCAGCGGAAGCATATGAACAAGCCTATCAGGAGTATGAAAAGTATAATAAATCCAATCCATTTTTAGAAAAACTACCTTTTGATGATGATTATGAGTCTCCTGAAGACCAAATGATTAAGAGAGAGGTTGTTAATGAAGTTGCAAATGCTTTGAAAAATATTCAAGATTGTATCAATGTAATACAAGTTTATGAAGGTAGTAAACCCGGTAATAAAGCTATTGCAGTATTAGAAGAAATTGAAAATAAACTTTCTGAAATAGGTGATAATGATTAAAGAAGTAATTACATACGATGGTAGCAAAGCTTTAAAGTCTAATTGTAGAAAATATGATGGTAAATATTATGAAATAGGTAGACAATGTTTTAAAATGGATAACGGACGTTACTATCGTATTGATACAAATAAGATTATTTATGATTATGATACTAAAAAATATGTATTAAAGACTGATAACTATATTAGAGGTATAGTAGGTTTCAATAAAAAAGAGCTAATATACGGTTATTTTAAACCTAATAAATTTAAAAATGCTTACATATTTAATAGAGGTCCTGTACTAAACGAAGATATTATTACTAATGATTATGTAGAAGAGTTATCTTCAGGTAAATATTACCCAAAAGCATATGTTGGTAAAGGTTTTTATAAAAAAAGAGTGGGTGGTAGATATAGTAGAGAGACTGATTATAGTGTTAATTATAGATTAGATGAGTTTACAAAGACTTTTAATAATCATTTTGAAGCACCTATAATTAAGAACTTTTACAAAGAATTACCTAATAATGCTACCTATGGTATAGAATACGAAACCAATGCAGGGAGGGTACCGGAGAATAAGTGTATGAAAACTGGTATGGTTCCTGTAAAAGATGGTAGCTTACGTAGATCTACAGGGATATCTTTTGAGTATGCAACTATAATATTGAATAAAAATAATGTACTTCATGCTATTAAAGAGCATTGTAACTTACTGGATAGATATTGCACTAAAAGTGTTAATGAGAGCCTACATATTCATATAGGAGGTTATGAAAGGTCTGTTGAAATGTTGGTAGCGTTATATAGAACTATATCTGTATTACAGAAAGAACTATATGAAATGTTCCCACTATTTATTAAGAAGACAAGCCTATTTAAAAGAAGTCAAAAGAACTATTGTAAGCCCTTGCCTAAAAGTAAAATTACATATAAAGATTTTAAACATGATTTACGTTATATAATTAGATACTTATCTGACGGTAATTTACATTATGAAGATTTTAGTTTAGGAATGCCTAACCCAGTAGATCCAGACGGATATCATAAATGGAATAGTAGGTCTAGATACTCTATATGTAATCTAAATCACTTTGCATTTAAAGGTACTGGTACTATTGAATTTAGAATGCATACTAATACTTTCAATAAAGATAAAATAGCAGCATGGTTGTTTATTATTACATCTATAGTTGAGTATGCTAATAAAATTAAAAATGAGCCTTATTTTAACACTAAAATTAACCTCAGTAGTATTGTTACCCAATGCTATCAAAATAAGGTCTTAAAAGGCTATTTAAAGGCATATATTCAGTATCGTAAAGATCTTATGAAGTATAACCAAAATGTTCATAAAGATTTTATTGGGGTATTGGATGTAATGAATGATAATCTAAATAATTTTAAATTCCCCATAAAAGAATTAGTATGAATGGTACATGAAGAATTTGCAAAGAAGTTAGTAGGTAGTTGGTATAGGTTGTTAAGACCTATACTACTATCTGACTACTTTTATAAGTTACTGAAAACATTAGATAATGAATATTTGAGTAAAGAAATATATCCAGATAAGAAAAATGTATTTAAAGCATTTCAATTAACTAATTATGAAGATTTAAAAGTATTTATTATTGGACAAGACCCCTACCCAAACAATAGGGCTACAGGGCTAGCTTTTTCTAATAGTTTGGAATCAAATGGCCTTAGCCCATCTCTTAGAAAGATTAAGGAAAGGGTTGAACTTGGTTTTAATCAAACAAATCCCCTAGATAAAGATTTAACATTATGGGCTAAACAGGGTATATTTTTATATAATACTATATTAACGGTAGAAAAAGGTAAACCTGGTAGTCACTATAAACTATGGAGAGAATTTACTAAACAATTATTAATAAGATTATCAGAATATAATTCAGGTATAATATATTGTTTGTGGGGTAAACATGCTCAAAGCTATAAGCAATACATTAATACTAATTCTAATTATATATTAGAAGCAGAACATCCATCATTTGCTGCTAGACAAGGTAGAATATGGAATTTTAATTTTAAAGAATTAGATCAGTTAATAAAAGATAATTATGATACTAATATAAATTGGTTATGATTGATTTAGAAATTGAAAAGATTAAAGGTTTTTATAATACTGAATATAAATTTACAGATATTGCCACCGATAGTGTTAGTGATATTGGAAATTGTGTAAATTTTGTAGTACACGAAGATCCCAATGGTAATTGCCAAACTTTCGGGATAGCATATGCAGATGAGTTTACTGCTTACGGTAAAAAAGATATGAAAGACATCTTAAAAGCTGTTTGTAGGAAAGTTAATAAACATCAAATGCTACTAGATATTACAGAATATGATTCATATGCTATTCTAAAAAATCTCAAACCCTTTTCTAAGAAACAAAATATTAAGCGTTATATAAGTACTAATGGTAGTAAAATGATGCTTGTACTTGTAGTTCTCGATAGAAATAAAATATTTAAATAATTTTGTAACTAATTAATTATGACTAGATTAAGAATTCTTCCATACGCAATGAATAGTTTATCTTCAAAAGCTATTTCTAAACATTTTAATACTAAACGTGTCTACCCTAACCGTAATTATAGGCCTAAAGATGGGGATGTAGTTCTTAATTGGGGGTTTAGAGGAGTCGCACCTGTGTTAGAAAATAGTAGCAGTAATTTCACTCTACTAAATAAGCCTATTGCTGTTGATAGAGCTTCTGATAAAATTGCTACTCTTAGATTACTTAAACAAAATAATGTAGCTCATGTTAAATTCTTTTTAAATAAAGACGACGCTATTAAGTCTTGTGGAGAGGGTAATATTATTTATTGCAGAACTATTACCAGGGGTAGAGAAGGAAAAGGTATTATTCTTGCTAAAACACCTGATGAGATAGTAGATGCTAGGTTATATACCGAATATTTTAAAAATGATAAGGAGTATCGTATTCACGTATTTAATGGTAAAGTAATTGATGAAGTTCAAAAGAAATCTATGTCTAGTGAGAGAATGGCACAGAAAGGCATAACTAGGACCGAGGATTCTGACTATATTCGCAATTTAAAGAAGGCGTGGTCGTTTTGTAGACAAGGTGTAGAAGCGGAAGATATTGTTAAAGAAACAGCTATTAAAGCCGTAGATGCTCTTGGATTAGATTTTGGCGCAGTAGACATTGCTTATAATTCTGAAACTAACGAGTGTAAAGTACTGGAAATCAATACCGCACCGGGACAAAAGAGACCTTCGTCAACCCATTACTCTTATATAAAAGCGATTAGTGGATTTATGGGTATACCATATACTGCAAAAGACTATAAAGACAGGTACGGTTTAGATGTAATTGAATTAAACAATAGAGATGACAAATAAATTTAAGAGTCAAGTAGAAGAATATTTTAGCTATTATTTAGAAGAGCTACAAGAAACTGGTTATATTAGGGAATGGTCATATGAAAGTGATACATTTGATTTAAGTGAATCAGTATCTGAGCCTTACTTACAACAAGGTAAATATAAGGTATTAGAAAAGGCCGAGCACTTACTTCATAAAGCTAGTATAACTGCTGATTTTACTGTAGTTTGGACAGATAAGGCTAAAAATATCTTCTACTTGGATAGAGGGGAGCCTATTGATTGTAATGCAAAAGATATACCATTTAGAATTAACAATATGGGAGCGCCGACTTCTTATATTGAAGTTAAAGGCTCGCATGAAGCTAATACTAGCAGTAGTATATCGTTTCCTTACAAGCAAAAGTGGCTGTATGATAAAGATGATATTTATATTCAAAAAATTAAGCCATTCGCACCTAAAACTAAGTCAGGTATATTATTTCAATCAACATTTACTCCTAAGAAAGTGATTGACATTGAGAGATATGCTAGAGATTGTAAATTTGGTAGAAAAGGTGATTCTAAATTGAAATATAATTATAAGACATTAAATCAATTTTTATATGAATAAATTAGATGAAATAAAAGAAATTATTGGTGATGGTCTTGAATTTGGACAGGCTGATAAAAAAACAAGTGAAAAAGTCAATAATTTTATTGACTGTGTAGAATCATCATATTGTCTAATTCAATGGCCAGATGTACAAGATTATATGGAAGAAGAATGGTTTGATGAAGAAGCTGTGTTGACTGATGATTCTGGTTATTTCGTACCTTTTAAAAGAGTTTTTAAATAAAGTCTAAATAAATGCAATATACTAAATTAGATATTATTAAACACGCTAAGAAATATATTCGTGATGTAGAGGTTAAAAATGCTTTTATACAAGTAGTACATAATGATAGAAACCAAGGTCATAGTGCTAGAATTATATCAGAAGGACTTTGTGAAAGACATCCACGTAGTAACAGATTTGCTGAATTAGATACAATGGTAATGGAATATTATAATTTTGGGTAACTATAGAAATGTTTATAATTGGATTTCTTTTAATATAGACTACTGTATTGATATAAATAGCAATGGAATTAACCAATAATAACTATTAAGGATATGGAATTATATAAAATAGTAGAGTTAAACGATTCAGGAGTAGAAAAAAATGATTTATTACTAGTAAGAGCAAATTGCCGTACACAAGCGCTAGAAAAAGCTAGCATGTATTTAAATAATAAAGCAATTTATAGAACAGGATTTTACAATGCAATACATATAAAAGATTCATACCATTATATCAACAATGGATTAATTACCGCTAAAAATAAATATAAAGCAATTAAAAAATTTTATAAAAATATTATTGAATAGTATATGGTAAATTTTAAAAATTTTTGTGAGAATATTACTGAAGAAGAGTATAGGGCTATAGAACGACCTTCATACTCTTTCTTCAAGGAATTAGATGACAAAGGGCCTTCTGTAATCAGGGATGGAATAGACTTTAAAATGAGTGCAGGATTGACTCTAGGTAGCATTGTAGACAACTTAATTACACAGGAAGACTATGATCCACTGGAAGAGTATCATATTACTAATATAGCTCCTGATTTGTCTGGTAGCACTCATCATAGTAAGCTACTTAAATACGTATATGATAATGAAATTAAAGATCCTAGTGAAGATATTTTAAAAGAAGCCTGTACTAAATTAGGTTTTAAGAAGAACCCATCATTAACTGATAGTAAATTTGAAGCCCAACTTAACATGGTTAAAGGTATGCTTAATGGTAAGAAATACCTTAATCAAAGAGAGTATGAACTAGCCATGCAAATGGCTGAGACATTACAATCTCTTGAATATACTAAAGATATATTTAATGATGGATTTGATTTAGAAGCTGTTAATCAAGCTATAATCTTATTTACTCTTAAAGGACTACCAGTTAAAAGTATGTTGGATAGAGTGTTAGTAGACCATAATAAGAAGATTATATATCCATATGATCTAAAAACTGGTGCATTCTATGACTTTATGCAAAACTTCTGGAAGTATAAATATTATCTACAAGGGGGTATGTACACTGCTGCTGTATATTATATTATAGAGAATCATCCAGAGTTTAAAGATTATACAGTAGAGCCATTTAGATTTGTATATATTTCTAGAGAAAGACCAGATTTACCATTAGTGTATGAAATGCCTAAGAAGTTTATTGAATATGGTCTTACTGGTTGGACTACTATTGGTGGTAGGAAATATAAAGGAATACTTGAGCTAGTTGAAGATTATAAGTGGTATTTAGAAAATGATGAATATGATTTGACTAAAGAAATTGTAGAGAATAAGGGCTTAATTGAAATCAAAACACCTATTGTATGAAAGTAATTAAAAATAATATTGGTAATGAAGTTAAAATATTTGCAGAAACTTTTGAATATGAAGCCTATGATCAAATCAAAAAGCTGGCTAACTTTGAACCATATCAAAACTCTAAGATCAGGATAATGCCTGATGCCCATGCTGGTAAAGGATGTACAGTAGGTACTACTATGACAATTACAGATAAAGTTACACCTAATTTAGTAGGTGTGGATATTGGATGTGGAATGCTTACAGTTAAATTAAAAGATAATAGTATAGATTTTGAAAAACTAGATGAAGTTATAAATACTAAAGTGCCTAGTGGTTTTTCTGTGCACCAATCTAGCAAAGACCATTTTAATTTTGACAATCTTAGATGTAAAGAACATGTAGATTTAGGTAGGGCAATATTATCTATCGGTTCATTAGGTGGTGGTAATCACTTTATAGAGCTGAGTCAATCAAAAAATGATGGCAGCCTTTATCTAATTATTCACACTGGTAGCAGGAAGCTAGGTGGAGATACATGTAAATATTATCAAAACAAAGCCTTTAAGAATGTCAATGAGATGAAGGAAGTTAAAAATAATCTTATCAGTAAATTGAAGTCTGAAGGCCGTGAAAAATATATAGACTCAGAGATTAAAAAACTCAAGAAGCCTAGCGCAGATAAAGAATTGGCATTCTTAGAAGATAGTGATTTTAAGGACTACATGAATGATATGAGAATTGTACAAGAATTTGCGATGATAAACAGAAAGGCTATTGCTGATATAATTATTAACGAATATGGGCTTGAAGAATTGAATAGGTTTGAAACAATCCACAATTATATTGACTTTAATCGTATGATTTTACGTAAAGGAGCTGTATCTGCTGAATTGGGAGAAACACTATTAATACCAATTAACATGAGAGACGGTTCACTCCTTTGTAAGGGGAAAGGAAATGAGGATTGGAATTACTCAGCTCCTCATGGTGCAGGTAGGCTGATGAGCAGAAGTAAAGCTAAAGATAATATTGATCTAAATGAATTCACAGAATCAATGAAAGGTATTTATAGTTCTTCTGTAGGACAATCTACTTTAGATGAAGCCCCTCAGGCGTATAAATCAATTGAAGAAATCACATCTGCAATCAAAGATACTGTTGATATAATTGATATACTAAAGCCAGTGTATAATTTTAAAGCTCATTAATATTTAATTGTGAAGTTGGAAGAGGCGTATGAATAAATCAAAAAGTTACATTTTACCACTAGTTCTATATGATTATCAAGAAAATGTACAAAAACTTCTAGATAATATAGAAAATACCTTTGTAAGATACAAGGAAAAAGATTATGTATTGGTATTAACTTTATTTAAAGATAATTTAACACTAGAGTTTTTTGATTACTATAAAAACTTACCTATCTTTGCCGACTTTTCCGAAACAGATACTAAATATATCTTAGTATTAAGTGTACCAGAAGAGTCTCTAGAAGATTACGATAAGTTTATTGCTGGTAAATACAGTAAGATTAGTGAATCAAGTAAGGAAAAGATTATTAAGTTTACTTACAAATATTACCCATTACAACTATATGATACTATAAGTAAGGTAGTATATAGAGATCCACAATTAATTAAGGAATGGATAGAATATCTTAATCTTACAGAATTCCCAGAAGATGTAGAACTAAGTAGTAAAATTGACTTAATTAAAGAAACTTATGGCTAGAACTCCTAAAGGTCCAATTCTAAAGTATAACGAAAGCCTCAGCCCTGATCAGCATGAGGCTAAGAAAGTCATTAAAACCAGTGATATCAGCTGTTTAAAAGGTAAAGCTGGGTCAGGTAAAACTAGAATAGCTGTAACCTATGCTCTGGAGCAATATGCTCTAGGGCGTAAAAATGGTGGTATAGAAAAAATTGTAATAACTAGACCCCCTGTATTTAAGAAGGATCATAACATTGGCTTTCTCCCAGGTTCGATTTCAGAAAAATATTCGCCGTGGATCACTCCTCTGTATGAGATAGTTACAGAGATTGAAGGGGTGGAAGAATATGAGGAACTAGTTAAAAATAATATATTACAGATAGTACCTACAATGTTTATTCAAGGTAGAACTTTCAGTAATGCTGTAGTTATTATTGATGAAGCTCAGAATCTTACCAGAGATGATACCATTGGGTTTTTCACCAGATTAGGCAAGAATTCTCAAATGATATTTTGTGGAGACACTAATCAGTGTATTATTGACAAAAAAGAGTCTGGTTTTGAAAGGTTATGTGAGATGTCCAGAATAATAGACGGTATAAATATTTACGAATTAGAGACTAATTGGAGACACCCTATTATTGAAGAACTGTTAAATGAGTATTAATATTAATTAAACTAAATTTTATACATGAATAGTAATATGGATAGAAGTAGAGAGATTTTAAGTGAGATTACTATTTTTAACAAGTACGCAAGATATTTGCCTAATGAAGAGCGCAGGGAAACATGGTCTGAAATTGTAGATAGAAATATGTCAATGCATTTATCTAAGTTTCCTGAAATAGAAGATGATATTAAATGGGCATATCAATTTGTATATGATAAAAAAATACTCCCCTCTATGAGAAGTATGCAGTTTGCTGGACAAGCTTCAGAAATTAACCCCGCTAGGTTATATAATTGTAGTTTTATGGCAATTAATGACTATAGAGCTTTTCAGGAAACTATGTTTCTATTATTAAGTGGGAGTGGGGTAGGATATTCTGTACAAGACCATCACGTAGAGCAATTACCTGATATACGTAAGCCTAATCCTAATAGGGTCAGGAGATATGTAATAGGCGATAGTATAGTAGGTTGGGCTGACTCTATTAAAGTATTAATGAAATCTTACTTTGGCAAAATAAGTTCTACTATACAATTTGATTTCAGTGATATTAGACCTAAAGGAAGTCTACTTATTACTAGTGGAGGTAAAGCGCCTGGTCCTCAGCCATTAAAGGAATGTCTAATTAAGGTTAGGGGAGTACTAGATTCAAAAGAAGAAGGTACTAAACTAACTCCACTGGAAGTACATGATATAATGTGTCATATTGCAGATGCAGTATTGTCGGGTGGTATTAGACGTGCTGCACTAATTGCCTTATTTTCAATAGATAATAAAGAAATGTTATCTTGCAAAACAGGTAATTGGTGGGAGCTTAATCCGCAAAGAGGTCGTGCTAATAATAGTGCTGTAGTTGTTAGATCAAGAGCTACTAAAGTTGATTTCTATAAATTATGGGATTATATTAAAAACTCTGGTAGTGGAGAGCCGGGTATATCGTGGACTAATAACCCTGAATATGGATTCAATCCGTGTCATGAAATTAGTTTACAATCAGAACAAATGTGTAATTTGACCGAGGTCAACGTTTCTAATATAGAATCACAGAAAGATCTTAATGACAGAGTCAAAGCAGCAACTATTATTGGTACATTACAAGCAAGCTATACAGATTTTCATTACTTGAGGGACAGTTGGCGCAAGAATTGCGAAAAAGACGCATTATTAGGTGTTTCTATGACAGGTATTGCATCAATGAATGTATTTGATTATAATATTTCAGAAGCAGCTGATTTGGCCGTTAAAATCAATAAAGAGTTTGCTAACAAGATAGGTATTAAACCAGCTGCTAGAGTAACAACTGTTAAGCCAGCGGGTACAACAAGTCTAGTATTAGGAACATCATCTGGTATACATGCTTGGCATGATAAGTATTACTGGCGTAGAATGAGAATTAATAAAAATGAAGCTATTTATACTTATCTTAGTATATATCACCCTGAATTATTAGAAGATGATTATTTTAATCCAGATACTACAGCTGTTATATCTGTACCTCAAAAAGCACCAGAGGGCTCTGTAACTAGAGAAGAATCTGCCTTAGATTTACTAAATAGAGTTCATTCTATTACAGATAAATGGGTTAAACCCGGTTTTAATACTGGTTACAATCAGCATAATGTAAGTTGTACAGTTTCTATACGAGATAATGAATGGGACGAAGTAGCTAATTGGATGTGGATTAATAGGGATTTGTATAGTGGGATATCTGTATTACCTCATTCAGATCATAGCTATAAACAAGCACCCTTTGAATCATGTACAGAAGAGGAATATAATAATGCTATTGAGAGTTTAAATAATATTGATTTAAGTAAAGTAGTAGAAACTTATGACAATACAGATTTGCAAGGGGAACTAGCTTGTTCTGGAGGTAATTGCGAAATATCTTAATATATGGAAGAAAATTTATTACTAGAAGCTATTAATACACCTTATACAGAGTGGCAAACAATTACAGATTTAATTGATAAGACAAATGATTATGTATTAAAAGAACGATTAAGACGTATTATGATTGAAAAGCATCATACAGAAGAATATTATACTGGTAACTTATAAAACTAATTTATGTTATATTGTATAGAAGTAGATAGAAGTGGATTGCCCGAAGAAAATATGGTACTTCACTATGATTTTGATAAAGAACCTACTAGAGAGGAAATTATAGAGAGGGTTATAGCAGAGGATTGTGGCTATGATGACCATTACTGTAAAGTAGATTATTATAGGGTTAACTAAAACTAATTTATGCTAAATATTAAGATTAAACCAACACATACTAATTTTATACCCCCAACTAAAGGTAGCGAATATGCTGCCTGTTGGGATGTATATGCTGCTGATATTAAACGAATAGATTTTGGTAAGTATGAAGTAGATCTAGGGTTTGCTACTGAAATTCCAGAAGGATATAAAGGTGTTATTGTACCTAGAAGTAGTATTACTAAGACAGAACTTATTATGCAAAATAGTCCTGCTCAAATTGATTCTGATTATAGAGGTAATTGGAAAATTAAATTTCTATATATGATTGATGTAGGAGATAATGACTTCCCATATCAAGTGGGAGACAGAGTAGCCCAGATTTATTTTGAAAAAGTTGAACCATTTAATTGGGATCTTGTTAATATACTATCAGATACTAATAGAGGTTCTGGAGGATTTGGTAGTACAGGTAAATAATTAATTTAATATGATTCACGTATATGACATAGAAACACTTCCCAACATATTCTGTTTAGTAGCCAAAGATATTAATACTAAACAGATACATACATTTGAAATAAGTTATAGATTAAACCAGGTTGATAGGTTGATTAAATACCTATCATCCCCTGGTTTAAAACATATAGGTTATAATAATCTTGCATTTGATTATCCTGTAATACATTGGTTACTTAATAACTATTATAAATATAAAAATACTGATGAACTTATATTAGCAATACATAACTATGCCAATTATATAATTAGTTTAGAGTATTCAACTGTACGAGATAGAGATGTAAAAATACCACAATTAGATTTATATAAAATATGGCATTTTGATAATAAGGCTAAAGCAACATCTCTCAAAGCACTTGAAATTGCTATGCGAATGGAAACTGTACAAGATTTACCATTTGGTAATAAAGAAGAAGTACCGTTAGAATATTTTAATGATGTTATTAATTACTGTATAAATGATGTGGATGCTACACATAAATTTTATCTAGAGTCTAAAAATGAGATTATATTACGTCAAGATTTATCAAAAGAACACGATCTCGATTTAATAAATGCTAACGATCCTAAAATAGGTGAACAAATATTTCTTAGCAAATTAGCTACTGAAATGAATATAAATAAGTGGGATCTTAAAAAAATGCGTACTTATGTAGATAAACTAGAGTTTAACAAGTATATACTGGATATTATTAAGTTTCAAACTCCAGAACTAAATACTTTATTAAATAAAATTAAATCATTTACTACTACAGATACTAAAGGTAGTTTTCATTATTCAGCTAAATTAGGTGATTTTACAATAGACTATGGTCAAGGCGGACTGCATGGTTGTATTGAACCTGGAGTATATGAATCTGATGAAAATAAAGTAATTTTAGATCTTGATGTAGCTAGTTTTTATCCAAATCTTGCAATTGTAAATAATATTAGACCTAGACATTTAGGAGAAGCATTTAGTAATATATATAAAGATATGTATTTTAAACGTAAATCTATACCTAAATCTGATTCTAGGAACTATGGATTAAAGATAGCATTAAACGGTTCATTTGGTTAAGATAAAGTTTATAATAGATTAAATTAAAGTCGCATTTACTTGCGTTTTACATTATTATTTATTATATTTGTATTAAAATTTTAATATGAATATTGATAGTAATAGTGTGGTAAATTTAAAGAAGATTGGTATTTATAAAATAACCAATTTAGTTACTGGTATGTTCTACATAGGAAGTACTAGACAATCTTTTATTGTAAGATTTAGACATCATCATTCGATGCTTAAAAATAATAAGCATGATAATATTCACCTCCAGAGAAGTTGGAATAAACACGGTGAAGATAATATGGTGTTTGAAATACTTGAAGTAATAGAAGATAAGTCAAAAGTTTTAGACAGAGAACAATATTATATTGATAAATATAGTATTGAAAATTTGTACAATATTAATCCTTTAGCTAAAGAAATACCTAAAGTATCTAAAGAAGTTATAATTAGACGTACAGAAGCTATAAAGAGATTCTGGAAAGATAATGGTACGGAAAAGCTAAAAGGAAAAATACCTTGGAATAAAGGTAAGAAGTATAAATCAACAGATCATTTAAAAGTTCCTAAAAAGAGGAAAGGGGATAGATCTAAAGACAATGCAACTAAAAGGTCTGCTCTTCCCGAAGTTGACGTATATGATATTAATATGAATTTTTTAGGTCGATGGAATTCAGCTAAAGACTTAGAGGACTGGTCTAAAACTAATGAAAATAATTTACCAATTATTGCTCGTAAAGGGTCTTTAAAAGGTTGTTCAGAAAAACAGTTATTATCTCAATGGATTATAAAAAGTAATAACTCTGGAAAACCTTATAAAAATCTCTATTTTAAACTTATAGCCCCTCCTAGTAGCAATATTAGAGAGGAATCGGATAAATTGCTGGAAAACCCTGAAGAGGACAATCAGCAGCCAAGCTAGCCCTTAAAAAAGCTAGAAGGTTCAACGACTAGATATTGAAACTAAATAAGTTATATTAGTAAATAAGTAAACTAATATGTAAAAGTGGGATGTGGGATTAGAATTGTCCATCATCTAAGGAAAATGATGTGTTATACCACTTTCCTTGTTTAGAATATAATATATCCACGAACATCCGACATCCTAATGGGATGATGATATAGTCTGAGCTACACATATAACTTAAAAACGAAAGTGTAGAAATGGTAATTAAAAAAGCCATATTAACAAACTGAAAATGAATGATGAAAATAGTTTCTTGTATGACCCTGAATCATTACTTAGAATTACACTAAATGGACAGTTATCATTATCAATGTTATTGGAAACCATATATCTTACAGTACCTGTAATATTTTTACAAGGTAACACTGATGGATTTACATTACAATGTAATAGATCGGATGTTGATGTAATTCAAAAACTTACTAAAGAATGGGAGGAATATACTCATTTAGAAATGGAGTTTGCTGAATATAGTAAAATGGTTATTAGAGATGTAAATAATTATTTAGCAGTATACGATAATGGTAAGATTAAATACAAAGGTGCATTTGAAATAGATAGAGCATGGCATAAAAATCATTCAATGCGAATTGTACCATTAGCATTATCTGAATATTATATTAATAATAAACCTATTGTAAATACTATATCTAATCATTTGTCAGGTAAAAACTACACTACTAATAATCCAGATAAACCAATTAAAAACTATGGTATATTAGACTTCTGTAAAAGAGGTAGAGCTACTGGTAAAAACAAATTAGTAGCAAGAAAGAATAATGTAGATAAACCATTACAGAAGAATAATAGATATTATATTGCTAAAGATGGTATTGATTTAATTAAAGTAATGCCAGCATTAAAAAATTCAGATGGTACATACAAGGCTGATAGATTAGAAAAATATCGTAAGCAAAATCCTAATCAGCTAGATATGTTTCACTTTATAGAAGATGTACTAGTTGAAAAAGATCGTGAAACAAATTTAGAAGTTGGATACAAGTGTGAATTACTTAATATAATTAAAGATATAGACTATCATAGTAATAATATTAATAAAGATTATTATATTAGAGAATGTTATAAAATAATTGATGTAATAAACAATGGACATTAAAACTATAGGTAAGATATATAGATTAGTAAGAGAGTATGAGGATATACCCCAAAATAATGTAAAAGAGCTTGATTTAAGGCATAAATCAGAGAAAGAGCAGTTACTGTTCAGTAGAGGCTATAAAGATGGTTATTTGGCCTGTATTAATAAATTAAAAGATATTATTGATGGTAAATTATAAGATATTGGAATCAGAATATGTTCCAGGTAGAAGGTTTATAGGTTATACTCCTAAAGATGTATTAGATATTAAGAGTGTAATGAGAATGAGTGATGGTAAAATATTTAGTTTAGGAGATAAAATAGTACTAGATAAATATATGATGGGTCGAAAATATATTACCATTGATGAAATATACTGGAATGAACACGACCAACTATCTTTTAGCACAAATATAGGGCCTGCACCTAAGCATTTTAATTTCGGGTTATCAGACATTAATTGTAGAGACTATAAAGAACCCTATAATGACTTTAAAAGCATATACAACAGCTTGTTACGTATGCAAGAAGCTAAAGATAAAGCTTATGGTAATAGTGCATTAAAGCCGTTAGATATATTTGCTAAGCATCATAATTATGGTGCTAGGTTGGATGAAAAGTTAGCAAGGGTGCAGAACTCAACCGAGTTACGTAAAAATGATGTAGCAGATTTAATAGGGGGGTTAGTATTAATTTGTAAAGATAAAGGTTGGACTAATTTTGATGATTTAATTGATTAGATATGGCAGGTAGAGAAAAAATTAAATGTTATCAATACGATAGCAATGGAAAATATTTAGGTAAATATAATTCTGTTTCAGAGTTGAGAAGAAAATATTTTAATAAACACAAAGGAAAAACACCTTTATTTATTAGTAAAAATTACCATGTATTACCAGATAATACAGTTGCAACCTTAGAAAGATTGGGTAGAGACGAGGTAAAAAGAATATTTAAAATACATCATAATCCACTATTGAAAAAGTATAATACAAAATACAATGCTACGCCTATAGAAATATATGATATATTAGGTAATAAAATAGCTGAATTTAAAAATAAAAGTTGTGCAGAAGAGTTACTAAAGTTTAGTAAATCTCAAATATATGGATATTTACAGAAAGCAGGAAATAATTTTCCAAATAATGATCTAGGTATAAGTATTAAATATAAGAAATAATTAATTAAGTATGCTTACAGATTCAGAACGAGATGAAATTACTGATAAACTAAGGGAAGTGCTTAATGATACATTGAGCTTTTATCCCTTCAAATTACGTCGAAAAGAACTTGAATGGAAACAAGTATTGGATGAAAATAAAAAGGTCTTAAATGAGCCTAAAATGCATGTTATTTCTGAAATGGATACTAGTCATCTACATAATATTCTTTTAGATACAGATTATGATAATAATAATAACTACGATCTAATATTAAGAACTATTTGGGAAGAATACCATTATCGTAAAAACAATCATTTAGATTAATTAATGTTAAATTATACTAGTATTTAGTTAAAAATATATAAATTATGTTAGAATTACTATTAATTATTTGGTTATCAATAGGATTTATTGTAAGTTTGTCGACTTTTTTCATAACATTATATGAAACAGACTACTTGGTAGTAACAATGGAAGATGTATTTGCACTACTAGTACATATTACTAGTGGACCATTGTATATACTATATATGTTAATTGAAAAATATATAAGCATGGACGATATTGAACTATATGTTCATCATCGACGACGATAATAACTTAAATTATATTATATGAGAAAGCTGATTACACTACTTATTTTATTAGTAACTTTTACAGCAACAACTAGTACTTCTACTAGATTAATTGAATTTACACAGGCAGATGATGAAAGATCTCTTGAAAGATTCAAATATAGGATTGAATTAGCAGAGATGAAGAAGATGTATGCAAAAGGATTAGAGGAGTTTCTAGACCATCTAGCTAAAAGAGAATCTTCCAATAACCCTACTATTGTAAATACTTATGGTTATATTGGAAAGTATCAGTTTGGAAGAGCAGCGCTAAAAGAAGTAGGTTGTGATTCAGTTACTGTGACTAAATTTATTAAAGACCCTAGTGTATTTCCTGAAGAAGTACAGGATGAAGCAGTTATTAAGTTAATGAAAATTAACAGAGAACGTATTGGTAAGTTAGTAGATACTTATAAAGGTAAAACTATTAATGGTGTAGAAATTACAGAAGCTGGACTATTAGCTGCTGCACATTTGGCAGGTGCTGGTGGCGTTAAAAGATTTCTAAAATCTAATGGTAAATATAATCCTGCTGATGGGTATGGTACTAAACTTACTAATTATTTAAAAGATTTTCAACATCATAAAATAAATTTAAAGTATGTTTAAAAGATTGAATAAGTGGTATAAGAAAAATACTGGTTACATTATAGGTACTGCTGGTATACTAGCAGGATTATGGTTTATAATCCTACCAGAAACAGTTCCAAATTGGATAATTATTATGTGGGGTATTTATTTTATAGCTAATGGTTTAATTAGTTTGGCTGATAATTACCTAGATATGAATATTGAAATAGATCCGTTTGATTAGTTAATATAATGTAAGTATTAGGGGAGTTATTAAAGTAGCTCCCCTTTATTTTTAAAAAACAAGTATGAGTTTTGAAGATATACAACCATTTAAAATAGATGATTATTTTCCAAATGGATTTCCTAGCTGGTATGAAACTTTTTATGAAGTAGTAGATACTATAACCTATATAATGGAGAATAATGATTTTATACATCCTCTATATAAGGAGTGTAATAAGAGATATAATAGTCAAGGTAGATGTGGTTTATATGAACTAGCTAAAGGACTTACTGATAAATTTGAGTTAAAGAATAAAGATAGGTCGTGGGATGGTGAGTTTTTTGAAGAAATTGATAAATTTTTAGAGAAGGAGTTATATGAAGAAGATTAGTGCAGAAATAGTAGCAGATAGTATTGATCCAAGAGGCAATCGAATAACCTCATTTCTGCTAACTTATCCCAGATTTATTCATGGTGAAATAATGACACACCGGATGTTTAGTCGTAATTCAGCTAGTAGTAGAGCTATTCCATTTAATAAGATGGTCAAAATGGTAGAAGAAGACCCTTTCATTCCTATTGCTTGGCAAAAAGATCATAAAGGAATGCAAGGTAGCAAATATATTACTGATTTTAATGAGTTAGCTGATATTACAAAACAATGGCTACATGCATCAAGACAAGCGATACTAATGGCTAATGTTCTTCATTCTGATAATGTAACTAAACAATTATGTAATAGACTTCTTGAACCTTTTATGTGGCACACTGTATTAGTTACAGCTACTGAATATGATAATTTCTTTGAATTGAGGTGTCCTAAATATATAGTTAATTGGTATACTTCTCAAAAGAATAGAACTGAAATATTTCATAGTAGAAAAGAAGTCATTAATTATGTAGAAGAAAATAATTTGAAAAATGGCTGGGAAGACTGTAGAGACTGGAACGACATTCAGTGGTTACAAATTAATAATTCTCAAGCAGAAATACATATTCAAGTATTAGCTGAAAGTATGTGGGATGCTATGAATGAATCTGTCCCTAAAGAACTTAAACCAGGGGAGTGGCACATTCCTTTTGGAGATAATATTACTGCGGAGGATTGTTTTAAGTCTCAACCGTACAGTAATAAATCTGATAACGGATTTGACTATTATAATGAAGTAGCAGTTAAAATAGCAACAGCGAGAGCCGCAAGAATCAGTTATACTACACTAGGAGATAATCCTAGGATAGATTATGAGGCAGATATAAAACTACATGATAGATTACTGGAATCTAAACACATGAGCCCATTTGAACACTGTGCTAGGGTTATGACTGAAGAAGAATATCTGGGATTTCATTTAACCCAAGGTAATAATGATCCTTTTGATGATAATGGAAAAGACATCTTTGGAATATGCAGGAACTTTAGAGGATTTGTTTCTTATAGATATTTAGTAGAAAATAATTATGATTGAAACTCCTAGAAATGATGAACACGAGGCGCAAGGCTGCTTGGTTGTATTATTTATAATAATTACATTAGCAGCTTTAAGTATAATTATTTAATCATATAGCAATGAATCAATATCATAAAATACAATCGGTATTTAATAGAGATCCAGAAGATAACTTTAAGACTTTTATTGAAGGTAGTTTTGCTAAACCTGAATTTGAGGTACTTAAAGATATAAATTGGACCTGGACAGAAAAGATAGATGGGACTAATATTAGAGTCATTTGGGATGGTAGTAATGTAATATTCAAGGGCAAGACAGATCGTGCAAATTTACCTGCTCATTTGGCTAAAAAGCTACGTGAATTATTTACTGTAGACAAACTAGAAGCATATTTTGGACATGGTGAAATGAATGTGTGCCTGTATGGTGAAGGTTATGGTCGCAAGATTCAAAAAGGTGGTAATTATATACAGAATGATGTAGATTTTATATTATTTGATGTAAGGATAGGTAATTGGTGGATAGAAAGGTCTACTGTAGAAATAATGGCTAGAGATCTTGGCATTAATGTAGTACCAATTATTGATATAGGACCGTTAGAAAAAGCCATAGAATTAGTTAAACAGGGTTTTAAATCTACCATCGCACAGAATAAAGATTATCTTGCTGAAGGTCTTATTTGCAAACCAGATGTAGAATTGTTTGATCGTAAAGGTGATAGAGTTATTACTAAGATCAAGCATAAAGATTTTAAATAATATTAATTAGTACCTCTCAAAACTCACTAGAAATAAGGAGAGCTGTTAGGTATTGGAAACAACTTAGGTTAATGAAAAAGGGTTAGTAGTAATGCCGTACAAACCAGTAACCCTGCGAGAGGTACTAATTTTTTAAAAATAGTAAAATGGATATTAGTTTAAGATACATAGATGGTAATCCAGCTAGGATAATAGAATTTTGTATAGAAAGTAATACTACTACTATTAAAGAAGATATTACTGATATAGATTCTAAGATAGACCCAGAGTTTATTAATAATTTAAGAGAAATTGCCGATAATTTAGAACTACAAAATAAACTTATAGATGAATCCTACTCATAAATTTAATAGTGGTAATAAAGCTACTTTATGTAAATCATGTAGAAAGACTATAGTAGAAGATTTTACAGATGACTTATTGTGTACAGATTGTCAAAGGACATCTTTAGATCTACTTAGAAGAATTGATAATATTATAAATTTAGATGGAGATGAATTTACAGATGGGGAGTGCTTAGATATGATATTTCAATTAAAATTAGATAATTTTCTTAAAAATATAGATGATGAAGAATCCTGAAGAATATTTAAAAAATCTTGTAAATAATTGCAAAGGTAAAAATGAACCTTATTTAGACTCTAGTTATTTTATATACGACGGTACAGTTCATCCTATTATTAATATTATTAAACAAGCACAAATAGATGCTTATAATGAAGCTTTAGATGATGCAGTAGGAAGTGCTTATGTAGAAGTAGATACAGGGGGGTACCCATATGTATATGACCAATCTATACTTAAATTAAAGAAATAGTTATGAGTAAATTATATGAATTCACAATAAACCCAGTTGGATGGGGAGAAACCCCGTAAGAAGCTTGGGGGAATTGTATAGAAAATTTAGATTTAGACAAAGAGCCGTTACCCAATAACGAAATTATAGACGAAGATGACAACTGAAGATTTTAATAAGAAGTATTCTGACTATTTAGAAACAGGTCATTATGGGTTAGCTATTAATAATGAAGAAGTTATTAATTATTTAGACAGAGTATTTGAAGAGAAGCTAATTCATATACCTGGTTTTAAATATAGTCAGATTAAAGTTAAATTTGGTTACTGTAGATTTTACTGTAAAGGTATACAGATACCAGATGAACTTATAGAAAGAATTGTAGATGATATTAATATTATATTATTTAATCAAAGTTAAGAAGTATGAGAGACGATGTTTGGAGTAAACAAATAGATATGATGTTTAGTAGAGAAGGAACGCCTAGATATATTGAAGTATTAGATGCTAATAATTATCTAATATATGGCAATTCTAACTACTTGAGATTTGGGGATGATTTTATAGACTACGAAGGGGGCCCTTTTATTGCAAAGGGTCAGCCTTTGTATGGTAGTGACGAGCGTGTAATTGTAGATATTAAACCCTGTATAACAGAGGGTAAACCTAATTGTTATAAAATAACTGTAGTATGAGTTTAGTATTACTTAAGAACGACGAAGTAATTAGTGGGTATAATATTAAAAAGCATGATTCAGGCATAATAGAGTTAAATATAACTACGCACCATAAGTGGGTAGAATATTTTCGCTCTGATGATCAAAACTATTTTATCGGAGGGATGTCAGACAAATGGGCACAATCAGCTTTAACTATACCAGAAATAAACATACCTAAATATTATATCTGTACTGAATTACAAGATAAAGATAACATATACTTCTACTGGATACCATTTGAACTAATAACCTCAGGAAGAATTAAGGATAAAGTTTTAAAATATAGAAATGGAGATAAAACCAACTAAATGCAATAATTGTCCATTTAAGGTAGTAGATTATAACGATCATAGCACAGGTGATGATACACTACTATATTGTAATTTAATGAAATATTTGGGCTTTAAAATACATATTTTAGATACTTATGACAGCCTAGAATCATGTGACCATTGTAACGAAGCTGAATATGATAGTCTAGCCACAGGTGAAGATATGGAACTATATTACGATGGAGACTTATGTACTTGCGAGGAAGAGCCTGATATTCCAGTACCAGATAATTGTCCTATTAAGAATGTAGATATTAAAATTAGTATTGATGATTGATAATTTCAACAGAATTAAAGATATGCTTGAATTCAGATCTGATGATGATTTCTACCATTGTCAGATCATTAAGCGTAAGAAAGAGCATCCTGAACTAGGCTCTAATAGTTATATTGTAAAGACATACTATATTAAAAAGATTGAAGAGCTTGATTACTACAGAGATGAAATAATATTACTAGCTACACACCATAATGCTAGAGTACAAATTAATCTAAATAGACGTAGTTTTGAGAAAATGGCTTTTCATACTCAGAAGAAAATTGCAGACCAATTAATGAACAGAGATTATAGGTCTGTAAGAAAAGCATATAATAGTTGTTGTGGAAAATATTCTAACGAGACTAATAAGAAGTGGATTATTGACGTTGATGAGAAGTTAGATTTAAGTGGTTTAAATAAGATTAGTAAATATATTAATGATCAACAACCTATTGGTTTAAAGGTAGAAGATTATATACCTACTAAGAATGGGTGGCACATCATTACGGAACCTTTTAATCTACAGGATTTTAAAAAAGAATATCCTGATTTAGATATCCATAAAGATAATCCAACAATTCTTTATATACCATAATAAAAACAATTTAGACATGAGTGATGTAGTTAATAAAAATATATTTCTAGAAAATTTAATAACAAGATTAGCTAGAGATAATTTTAATAAAGCTAATGATAGGTTTGCTGAGAAATATGGCTATGATTTGAGAGATACTAATAATTCAGATAAATTAAAATTTATTTCTTGGTTAGTAGATGACAAGATACTAGAATTGCGATATAAAGAAATAACACCTCACGATGTTCCTTACTACATATCGTTATATTTTAACCCAGACCTACTGCGTATAACATAACAAAAGGGGAATCTTTCGAGACTCCCCTTATTTATTGCTACATATCACTATTATTTTTGGAACTTACACTACGGATACACGATTTATTTATAAAATCTGAGTCTTAATATACTTGTTCTTATCCTTAATATGTGGTAACTCCCAAAGGTTTTTAATTAATGAGCGCTTTATTAAGAACTTCTCACGTTGCGTCATACCTTCATAAGCACCATATTCAACCTCATCATTATCAAATATACTAAACATTAAGTTCTGTATATCTTCATAAGTACTTAGTGCAGCTGAAGGAGAATTAAGTATATTAGGAATCTCTTTTGGATTCATATAAGCACCTTGTTCAAGCTCTAATCTATTAAACTGATAAGCAAGATATTGTTTTACCCATTCATCTTCCTCATCATCATCTGCGATACCTTGGAATATAGAGGCTAATATCATAGACCCCGCTGTAAATAATATATCAGTCATAGCCTTACGAAGATTGCGCTTCTCATACTCACTAAGATTATTATATGTAGCAAATCTAGCTTTTAAAGACCCTCTTGTAGTAATGAAATTTTTTACAGCAGTAGCTATAGTACGATAATAACCTTCTTCTACTTCACCAGTTTGATAATTGATACCAGCTTTCTTAAACCTTTCAGCCGCCATTACAGGCATCCAACCCCTGTGTAGCATTACCATTCTACCAAAAGCACCTCTATAAATACCCGTACGATCGAATCTACTAGCCATACCTGTAATTACACTACCACGTTCCCTGATAATATTAGTAACTCTATTTTCTACATCAGCAGTAACATACTGTTTAAATTGAGGTTTAACTACTAGCTTACCACCCTTATACTCATAAGCATTGTACAAGCTTCTATCTCTAAATTCAGACCATTTACGAGGGTCTTTCTTAGTACGTCTATCAAACTGTGCTTTAGTTATAAACTTACCATCTACAAGCCTCATATTGTCCATTATAGCTAATGCTAACTTACCTTTGAGTCTAGTATCGAAGAATTCATATCCTGCAAATAAAATATCGTCACTTGTAGTACGCATAGCTCTATTAGTAAGGTCCATTCTCTTAAAAATATTCTGACTATCTCTGTGTACTTGAAACCTATCAAATACTTGTTCCATCTTAGAAGTCTTCTTGCGCTTACCGGCATTAGCCATTAGATGATGTAAGTTAGCATCAAATTCTTTTTCAGCAAACCATTTAGACTCTTGCGTACTTATTGTACCCATAACATCTTCAATTTTAGAGTCAAGAGAACCTTTCATATGACCTGTAATCATAGTAGGTATGTTCATAAATAGGTTATTACTTCTTACAAAAGCCCTAAATTTATCTAGTATAAGCCCAATAGAAACCTTTTTACCATTAGGTAGGTACATATACTGACGCTTCTTTTCTTGACCATAAAAGAAGGCTTCAATGAAGTCTTGTAAAGCCTCATAAGTTCGAGTTTCAGTACCTTCTTTAACACCATCATCTGTAGATAGTCTTTTAGGTCTAACTTTAGCTTTACCCATGACCCTTTGTATAACATATAAATCTTCTACTCTACTAGATAAAGCTTTAAAGTTACTAGACATTTCATAGAAAGCAGCATACATAGACGTAATATCATTAGATAATTGATTCTTATTATCTAAAGGTTTGGTATAGTGAATAGGAGCGTTTTTAACTACCTTACCATTAACATCTAACATTATTTCTTGACTACCATATTCAATATCATCCTCTGTAATATTAATATTCTCTTTAATACGTGACTTAATTTCTCCAAATAAGGGGTTTTCAGAGTCTTTTAAGGTCTGCATGATATCTTTCCTTATCTGAGGCAATAACCATTGCATATAGCCGTTTCTATAACGTTTAGGGAGCATTGCTTTAGACTCTTCATGAACCTCTAATACTTTATTATAATAATTAGCAAATGCCTTATTACGCATTAACTTCTGAAACTCTTTGTTAATAGGGGGATTGGCTACAGAACTACCATCTAAACCTTTTTTATGATATTTAGCATAGAAGTCTGACCATATTTTCCTATAGAACTTAGAATCTTCATTTGATAAACTACCTTCTTTGTAAGAAATTACTACATCATTATAACTCTCTTTACCAAACTTTTTAATAAGTGTCTCTTTAACTTTAGACTTAGCCTCATAATATTCTGACCACTTACGTTCTGTAATTAGAAAACCTGTTTTGTTACCATTAGAATCTCTGTCATGCAAATCACTAGCTTTTAAACCTGCCTTTTCTAAAGCGAGTTGTAAATCTAACAATTCATTACCAACCCCAAGCGTATTTCTATTAGTTTCATTATAAATATTAGTTGCAAGATTATATACCATTCTAAGTACCTCATTACTAGAAGATCTTAATGGACCAAACCACCTTGATAAATAACTTATATCACCTATGCTTGAATTCAGTATATCATTTACGTCTAACTTACTACCCTCAGCTCTATACTTAAGTAATAATTCTTGAGTCTTATTCTTATTAATAACGTCTAGAAACTCTTTAATTTCAGCTATACTGGTTGTAGCATACTCTAATTGTTTTTTAACATCCTCATATATATATTGAAATGAACTATCCCACTTAAGAATCTTATTAAGATTAAGAATATTTTTCTCATTAAGAGCAGTAATCTCTTCCATTCGATTAATTTGAGAACTAGAAAATGGCATTTTAGAAGTATCCTTTCGGAACCCCTCTACTTGTCTACGCATTACAGATAACTCCTCAGAATTAATATGGTCTAAGTAAGCCATTACAGATGCTTTAGGGGACTTTTTCTCCCCTATCTGTTCCCTCATAATATCAGCTGTCCTACGTAATGCCGCTGCTTTACTAGCATCATCTTCATTGGCGGCCCTAGCATCAAGTATTTCTGCACGTTTAATAAGTCTATTTATACTAGATAAAATCTCTTTAGTTAATGGATCAGTTTCATAGAATATACCTTCATTACTAATAGCATCTGGGTCTAACTCTAATTGCCGATTCATTAACTTATTAGCTACATCCCCGTATACATCATCTAATTTAGCCTGTAACTCTTCAGAATTTATTTTCTTAAAGAATGATTTAAACCACCTTATAACTCTATCAATAAGATTTTGATTATTAGTAGGTAAGTCTTTAATAGATTTATGACGTTTAACTACGTAGTCAGCTAATATCTTGCCCATAGCTTCTTTAACAATCATATCTTCATTATTGTTATATATATCACCATAGGTAGTTTTAACTTCATTATATACAGTAGAGTCCTTAGCTAATTTATACATTGCATTAAACAATGTTTTATTACTTTGTAACATTTCTACAATAAAGTGGGAGGCTTCTTCTGGTAATGTAGTAATATCAGCTCTACCCTTAGCTACAGTGATAACTTTATTAACTAAGTCAGCCATAGCCACAGGATCTAAGCCTTTACGATCTTTCAGTTGCTCTACATAATTAACATCTATACCATTATCTTTAAGTAAATTAGTTAAGAAAGAATCTAACTCACTATCGGAAGGTGCCTGTGCTTCATTACGTAGTTGATACATTTGACCCTCTTCTTGCTGCATTAGGGCCCAGTCTCCCATATAATAGCTAATATCTCTATTAAAGGACTCTGACTTCTTAACCTGGTATGCAAGGTTTAAGTTCTGGGGTATTTGTAATCTTACAAGAACAGCGTCAGAAGCTGAGGTGTCTATTGTACCCCAGCCCTGACTAAACTTCTCCCCAAACTCGCTCTCAGCCCACTTAGAAACTCTTTTAAGATTACTTTCTGCTACTCTATAAGCAGCTTCCCTGTCCTTCATCCTGTATTGAGGACCATACGCTATTCTAGCAGTATTATTTTGAAATGTAATAGACTTGGCATTCTTCTTAAATTCAGCCTTAGCCATAATCATCATGTCTCTTCTAACATCTTCTAATGTGCAACTCATAGTTATTTTTTAGATACAATCAGGTATATTATTAATATCTTCTTTAGTAATATTATTCTGTAGTAGCATATTGGTAATATCTTTACCTTGAACTTGTTCAGTAGTACTAACACTACTCTTATTAGCTTTAGTCATAGAATATTGTTTAATTTTGTTCTGACTAAATAAAGTTTCAGGCACAGTCATATTTATATTATATTCTACTACATGATTATGAATACCTAACTTATCAGTTAATTCATACTCAAAACCATGTTCACTTTTACCTACAAATTTATACAGATTATATTCACCATCTTGCTCGTGTGCAATAAATTTAACTGGTTCTTTACGATCCATTTCTTTGATAACAAAATCATCTGATTTAACTGTATCAGGGTTAACTGTAAAACCAATTATACGTTTACCTTGAGTGTTTCTAGTAGACACATTACTGAAATCATCTTTAACTCTAGGTACAAATGCAGCATTTCTATACATATTTCTATAGAATTGCTCTATAAAATTAGTTTGATCGCCATAGTCGTACATTCCAGGGCCTATTCTGTTATATAAATAGTCACTTAATGTATTACCATTAGAATCCCTTATAACGCTTAAATAAGCCTCTGTAGGTACTAAATGAGAGAACCCATTCGGACCGAAAGATAACCCCGCTGTAAAGTAGCTATATTTAATCAAGTCTAGTCCCAACTTATTAAGACTTTCATTAGTACTATTCAATAAGTCTAACCATGCATTCTGTACATCATTACGTTGGCTATCAGTAAAGCTACCAGTATTATCAAATACTAATCTATCTGTAGGATTATCATTATCAGCGGCTTCATATCTTAATCTCTTTAGTAAAGCGTTATCCTGTAGATCAGAATTATTATCAATAGTTTTAAATACTCTTAATGGTAAATCCATTATAATATCCTGTGCTTCAGATATATCAAAGAAGTCAAATCCTGATATTGTATAGGTCACTATATTATCATTAATAGTATTTAATTGCTTAGCACTTAATCTATTAAATTTATGGTTAGCTCTAATCTCTTGCTTAATACTATCAAAGAATTCATTCCGATATGGGAACATTTGGTTTAGTATAGTCTCAAGAGGTAGCTCAATGCCATATCTGTTAAAATAAGTCTCTAAGTTAGTATCAGTATCATTCTCAGTTACAAATTCTTCCACACCATCAATTAAGAATCGCTCATCTCTAATATCAGCTCTTGCATTCAGCATTACTTCAGCATCTGCTAATGTTGGACCCAAAGGTTTAGTATCAGCTTGTGTAGCCTGGATAAGCTTACCTAATGCCTTTGCAGAGGCCTTATAACTATTATAAGCTATAAGAACATTAGACTGTAATTCAGTATTAATATCAGTACTTCCAACTGCATCGAACATGTCTTGAGTATTCAAATTAGGTGTATCAGCATTTAAGTCTACATTCAGTGAGTTAGCTACATCTTTTATTACTGAATCTTCACTAATATCTTCAGTAGCAATTCTATTCTGAATGTGCTGAACTACTGGCTGATTTACAAAGCTAGAGGCGGTAGCGATATCATAACCTGTAGCTAGTATTAATGAAAATAAATCAGAGGTTTCTGTTGTATATCCAATATCAGAAGCTACAGGATCTTTTGCATTATCCATAACAGCAGCTTGTGGCTCTGCAAAATTCTTAGTAATAAGCTTATTAGGTACCTTTATTTCCTTTAAGGTCTTAGAGCCATCTTGTTTTGTTACGACCTCAAACTGAGTAACGGCTTTTTTCTGGCTGATAGACACCTCGGTTTTATAATCAAATCTAACAGGTTGCTTTAGTGACAAGTTAGCATTTTGTCTAAGGGCATGGTGTGCATTGTGTATAGAAGCAATACCTTTAAGTTGAGTACCTACCATATTTCGCTTAGCCATTACATCATTAGACATCATATCATATACATCTAATTCCTGACCTTCCGTAGCTGTTTTATCCCTAAATAAACCTGCTAAGTCTTTCAGGTAATCAAAACCACCAGGCGTTAGAATGCTAGGCAATGTGGCTGGATTTCTAAGAACCCCAAGCATTATATCAATCTTAGCATTATCTCTAGCTCCCTTGGATTGATCTGACCAAGGCTTTTCTAAATCATATTTATCTACCTCATACGTAGTACTAGTTACGTTCTCAGTAATTGTACTTGGTAAATATTTAATCTCATCATATAATTCTTGTTCACGAGAATCTAATTCTTCATTATTAGCAGCCTTGTTATATACAGTGCGTACTTGGCTGTTGCTTGTAATGTAGCCACGCTCACTAAGTTCTTTTACTATACCAGAATAATCAGACTCAGATTTACGCTTAAAAGACTTCATCATTACATACATCTTATCTACATCAAAGTCACTACCTGAGATAGTTGTGATTTCAGCAGGTAACATAATAGCTCCTCCAGATTCTAACGGTAAGAACCCTACTACTTTTAGAGGTAGCATAGAGTATTTATCCTCTGTAGGAATACGATATCCAATCATATCTAATAACTCAGGTGCTTTCTGCTCAACCTCGGTAAAGTTAATATTTCCATCTGAATCTACAAAATCTTTATAGAACTCTTTTGACCAAGCTGGTAATAATACTTCAGCATAATCTAAACCAGTATCTTTTATAATACCTTTAACAATTAAGTTTTTAAAATCTACCGTCTCTGGAAATAGTTCTGACGAATTAGGGTTATATTCTACTTCGGCTGTTTTAAGAATTTTATCAACAATTTCTTCTATAAGATCTCCTGAATCTCCTATCACAGTTAAAATAGATACTAAAATATCTTCATTATCTTTAGCAAAACTATACTCAGAGTCCGACATTCCATACTCAGATAGTATCTCGTTATCAAAATCTCTACCGTCTGATATAGTGCTATCTTCTTTACCTGTAAAAATTTCAGAAACCTCTATTAATTTTGAAGTATCAAAAATAATATCATTATATTCTACGGTTTTACTATAATACCGTAGATCCTCATCTTTAGCAGTGGTTTTATCTTTGAATACTAATTTGAGTTCTTTAGATAAGCCAAAACTACTAGCCTGTACAAATGAACCACCTGCAATCTTCTGCTTAGTAACTCTACTCTTAAATATGGATGTTAATAATTGTTGAGATACGTTAGCATATAATGGATGAAATAGAGGTAAATTAAGCCTATCGTTAGCTTCATCATATGTAATAGCTAATTCATACTGTTCACCTTTACCCCGATTCCTAGCTTCGTCTAGGAGTATATTATAAACTTTCTTCCAACTGATAGTACCATCTTCATTAGTTAATTCACTAGATGCCGATTCATAGCCCTCTATTAGATCCTGTAATATAATATCTTCATATATCTTACGAAGCTCTTCAGCCTTTTTGGAGATAACCTGATTACCATCTTTAGTAACTACATAATCAACGCCTTCAACCAAGTCGGACATTATCAACTTACGTATCTGACTACCAAATAAATTGTTGGAATCCCTAAAGTGTTCAGGTACTTCCTGCTGTATTCCTCTATCAGCAGTATTCATTTGAATAAGACTTTTAGAAGATAACTTATCAATAGTAGTAACCTTAGTTAGACCAGTTTTAACTGCTGATTCAAAGTTAGCTATACCTACATTTAGATCAGTCATTTTATTATAAAGATTAGCTAATGTAGGATTCTTATAAGAGCCATCATTATTAGTAGAAAGAGCCAATTGAGGTAACAGTAAAAATTCACTATTCTTGTGCTGCACGGGAACCATTCTCTTTAAGTTCTCATCATATACCTGAGTATACATAAAGGGTTTAATAGGCTGCATAACTAAAGCTATATCATTAGCAGTACCTAGCCCCTGTTCTAACCTCTTATAAGCTGATTGTAATTGATCATTCCATCTACCTAAGCCAATCATGGTTTTACGATACATAGGTAAAGTAATATACGCCTGTGCATCAGTTACATTTACCTCATTATATGAAGCTATAATTGCTTTACGCTGATCCTCTGTAATATACCCACTATCCTTAGATTGCTGTAGTGCCTTCTTAATAGCCTCCAAATTAGGTGCAGGTATTTTTTGATCTTTTAAATAAACAGTATTATAGGTAGTGCCCACTTTAATATCCTCACCAGTCTCTGGATCAATATAATAAGCAGATGTATCAGGTATATACTTAGGAGAGTAAATCTCCTTAGCTCTCTTAATGTAATCTACCATTCTATTACCTGTGCCTTTACCCCCTTTGTAGAAAGCAGGATCACCTATAGTCAATAATCCAAAGGATGCTCTCATTAAGTAATCATTATAATAGAACTCTTCTAAGAAACTATCCAACCCTTTAGATGATACCCTTGAATCTATTCTGCTATTTGTGTAATCTACATTGCCATTAATATCTTGTAATATTACTTTATTAGCAATAAGAGATTCCTTATATTTATCTACCTTATCATTAAGATAATTCTCAATAAGTTGTTTAGCTTTTTCAGGATTAGCTTTAGGACTACCTTTAAAGCCATTAAACATAGGCATTGCATGATAACCTGATTCAGTGGAAGAATTAATTTTATCACTGTAATTATTATAATTATCACCTTGATACTCTTGTAAAGCCTTAATCCTACGATATTCACCTTCAGCTAGTGATAATAAGTAATTAACAATCTCAGACTTTTGATAGCGCTTAAACCTAGTCATAATCATGTTAGGAGCATCAGATAATACAGGTGCTCTATAGAAACTATATTGCTTATTACCATTATTAAAGTACCCATTTAGACTCATTACCTGATAGTCAGCTTCTGACATATTAGGGTAGTCAGTTCTTTCTGAGCCTTCAACTAAACCATCAACTACATGTACCTGAAAAGCTTCACTCAGTTGCTGAGGTTCAGTTTGTAAGTTACCCATAGTTTGAAGTATAGGATTAGACTGAAATAACGGGTCTCTCAAGTAGCTATTTACAACATCTAATACTTTATTAGGATCTTGCAAATTAGATACTAATTTAGACAGGTAATTAGGTACTAAGTGTGAATATACAGTTTTACCTGATATATTTCTAAAAGACGATTCAAATAATGATGGTGTGGCTTTTTTAGCCAAAGTAGCCAATACTCTAATAGACTCTTTCTCTGAAACTCCAATACCAGCAGTTTCTTCAAAAGGATTCTTACCTTCCGCGAATCTATCAATAATCTTAGCTAACGATTTATCACCGTTTAAGACCTTTCTAAGGTAGTTATTGTCTAAAGCATACTGGAATACCTTAGGCTCTATTTTAAAGCCTAATTCCTCTGTTATATCGCTAATTTGAACTATATGATCACTAGTTAATTTACGAGCCTTTAATATCTCGTCAAACCTAGTCTTAATTTCACTAGCCTTATCAGTGTTTATGGTATATTCACCTTTACCTTTATTAGTAAGTACCTGACTATTTACAAGTACATTATTTTTCCACTTAGTAATGATGTTATTTACAACGCCTTTTTTATTAGCCTCAGTAACTACATAGTTATCTTTACGCTTAAGCACCATCAAGTACTTTTGATGAGTATTATGGAATGCATTGAAAAATTTAGCACCAAATTGACTATCACCATTGAGCTTATCTAAAATGATGTTATACTCTGGGTTAAAATAAGCAGCATCTTTAAGATACTGTTTCATCATATCTAAACTAGTAGAATCTGCAAGGTCTTGTAATAGAGTATTATATAGATCTTCATAATCTACATACCTATTTAAACCTATAGCATTAGCTGGTTTATCTGAAGGTATATATCTAAGAAATTTCTTAACCTCATAAGGGGTATTAGTTTTACGACTACGTTCTGTATAAGATGATTGCCAGTTTTCTACCTGACTAGCCTCCTCACCCTCTACAGATTCTTCCTCACGACCTGTTTCTGGTACATCAACAACCTTATTTAAAGATATTCTAATACCATTATTAGTATCGAAAGCTCTAATACTTTCATGTATGATACTACCTGGATTACCGTTTTCATCATAAAAGTAAGTTAATACCTCTGCTAGTTCATTCTTAACATCGTCAGAAGTATTTTCATTTTCATAAATATCAAGTAAATTATTATAAGCAATATCATATATACCTACAGGACCGTATTCTCTAGATAATTCAGACATTACTTCTACATCTGATAAATCAGCAAAGTTAACATCAGCTTCTCTTAAATTAGGTACAATATCTAATAGAATATGCTTATTAATACTTTCTACAATATCTTTTGTATAAGAGGAAGGCCAATCAGCTATCTTAGTTCTTTGAATATTAGCACCGAATGAGCCATAATCTATTTTAGCATTCTTATAGAAACCAGTGTTAATTCTAAAGAACATCTCATCTTTACCAGTAATATTATTAGTAAAGAATGATTTTATAGTTAACCACAGCTTCTTAAAGAAATCATTAACTTGTTTACCTAAAGTAATATCAGCTTGTTGTGAAGCTACATATTCTGCAAACTCATCTGCTAACTGTTCTTCAGTATACTTTTCCCCAAGTACTTGAGCACGTTGTTTGTCATTTAGGAATAAGTTAAATGCTGCGTGGAATGCTTCATGATATGCTGTACCTGTTGCTGCGTTTTTAGCAATATATACTGCTGCTTTATCGAATACACCCCATGCTTCTCTACCACCTGCTACAATCTCTTTAAGGTTATCTAGTACAGTAATAGGTACTTGTGGAAAATTCTTTTTAAACCAAGCAATCTCTTCAGCTTTATTCCACTTAACATAGGGTATATTTGGGTCTACAAGACGTGTTTTAGGCTTGTTCTGATTACGACGTACCTCTTCCATTAAGGAAGACTTGCCAGCCCCTGAAAGTGGATTATTACGACGTTTAAATTGTTTAGGTTTATCAGGCTTAACTTGTGCTTCCTTAGAGGTAGGCTGTGGAACCGCTTGACTACGTTTATTATTTGCTATAGATACTATATTCCTACGATCTCCATTATCTTCCGCCCACTTCATTATTTTATTAGAAGTAAGGGATATAATAGTATCTTTAGGTGTTACAATGTAAGAACTATTCTTATAGGGAATAATTACAGCCGAACTATTTAACGTCTCTAAATTACGTTCTGCTACAGATTTTTTAGCATTAGTACCTTCCAAAGTAGGATTATATATCTGTATAGTACCATTATTATTTCTTTTAGTAACTATATAAGTCTCCCCTTGATACTTAATATATCTACCTGTTTCAATATTAAGATTAGATATAGGCTGATTAACTGTTTCTTCACGCTGTTCTATAACATCTTGAGTAGCTGTAGAATCACTTATAGACTCTTTTACTGAAGGCTTAACCTGTCGCTTGCCTTGCTCCACAAACTCTTTAAATCCTTCTATATCTCGTTTAGAACCTAATATATGTACTTGATTCGGGTCAGGAACAACTATGTGTATATCTCCTTCATCATGAAGTCCCCCCCCCTCTGCTACATGAACTACAGAATCATAATTGCCATAATTACCGTCCTTAACTTCTCTCCTGATTTTTTTACTACCAATTAAGCTTTTATCGTAATCATCCAGGGTCATTTCTCTAACAATATCTTGAGACAAAAAAGACTCTTCCCATATAAAAGGGTTTCTTATATTGAGCAAAACAGAGTAAGTGGTCATGCCCTCATCTATATCGCCACCAACAGATGATACAAACGCAGAAGCTTCAGGGTCCTTCCTAGACTCAAGGTTTTGATATGAAGATACAGCACTGCCTCTATTCATTGTAAAGTAAAATCCTTTGCCGTATGCATTTGCGCCCTCACCAGATAGGAGCATTAAAGGATCGAATGAATCTATGCCCTTAGGTCCACCATGATAATATATTTTATTTGGGAAAACTGCCTTACTATTTGGAAATACGGTATCAATATACTGAGAATACTGCTCTTTTGTGCCGATACTAGACAGTCCAGGACTATTACGAAATATAATATCTACACCGTCTTTAGCATCCACAGATGTATCTGGTTGCGACTTGGGCTCTCTTATTAACTCAGCAACAGAACTACCTATACGCTCCTGAGTACTAGTAAACTCTTCATTCTCAACTATTGATTGATCTACTAATATACTTGTATTGTCATAATATTGACCAGGAACTGTATTCATGGTAAGAAAATCATTTACTAACTCATTATACCTACCATTAACAGCACCAAAGCCAAAGTCATGTTCACCAGCCATGACCTCATTAACCTTATTCTTATCAATATTAAATATTAGACCACCTAACCATTCATTTACTACATCTAAATTATCATTCTGAATATCATCTAAAGGAACTTTGTAGTAATTATCCAATATAAGCTGATTGTTGTTTCTATCTAAAGTAGCATTACCAATAAGATATTGCTTAATTCTATTATTAATATCTACCATAGTAGATTCATTGGAATTAGCTTTAACATCTCTTAGTATATCAATGACATTTTGACGAATCTTCTGACCGTTATTTCTAAAGGTATCAGATTCATTTTCATAATTAGATAACTTCCTAACGAAAGCTCTAAGTAACAACGTATCACCTATTAAAGGATTGTATGTACCTATAATAATTTGACCCGGATACTTAGTATCAACACCTTCAATAGAATCAATTCCACTTCTAGGGGCTGCCCATCTAACACCTGAATTAGTTTGTTCAGTGATACCAATTACATATCCACCAAATTTAGAGTATTCAGTACGATTCTTATCTTCTTCACGCAACACTGTTAATGGAGAGTTACGCTGATCGCTCCTACTAAAAGCTGTAATATATCCTGAAACCTGCGAGGTGTACTTGCTTGTAATATATCTCTTATTACCTTGAGTCTTAGAATCTAAGTCTTTAGATAAAACTTCTCTTAGGTACATCAACTCTGCAAATTGACCTTTAGCTGCTGGTATTAAACCAACTACTTTACGATTAGCAGGAGTTTTAACCGAAGGATCTCCATTCTTGTATACAACAATCTGAATACCTTTTTCAGCCACATCTTTCTTGCTAAATGGATCTTTAGTGTCTAGCTCAAAATGCAGTGTAGTACCTGGCTTGTATTCACCCTGATTAAGACCTTGCTTATCCACTACAGGAACAGCATTTACACCTATGAAGTTACGACCCTCATTTCTACCTCCTTTTTGATAATCTCCACTAAATGAGAATACCTTTCTATTACTACGACTAGGCGCAGATGCTATATTAATTAAGTCTTCAGATGTACCAATAGGTTCAGTAGCCTCATCAACTACTTGTTCTTCCTGTTGTACAGGGTCTACAGCAGATTCTTTATAATTAACATTATTTTTAGGGTCTCTATTAGTCTTAATAGCTTCAGCTTTGGCATTCTGATTACTATAATATTCTTTAACAGATTCACTTAAATTATTAGCATTTTCTGATTCAGATACTTTATCAAACCATGTGTCTAATGTTTCAGGAGAAGAGGGCTGAAATTTATTTAGTAACTGCTGCTCCTCAGATGTAAGATTATCTTGATTCTTAGATATAAAAGAATCCAAATGATCTGTTAAACCATCAGATTCCTCTGACCATAAATGTGGCTTATTAGAATACCTTTTTTTAGCGAAATTAGACGGTTTACGAGCACTTTTAGTTATGTCTGATACTGATACTCCTGGTTCAGAAATAGCCCCTGATTTAGTCTTATTTTGACTAATAATAGCATTAGCATCTTCAGGTTTCATAGCAGATATATCTTCCCTACTATAACCTAAGTCAGCCAACTGTTGCTTCATATCTTGAGTAATCATTACAGGAGTACTAGCCTCTTTCTGTTTAAATTCCCTTAAGATATTTTCATACTTAGTATTTACAGACTTTCTAGCCTGAGATACTATTGGAGATGCCATCTCAGATCCAGACGGAAGATTATCTAACTCTTTTTGCCAAGCGTCTCTAATCTCCTCCTCTGAAGTAAACCCAGTTGATTCTTCAGGTGTATATTCTGATTCAAATACTACCTCTCCCTCTTCAGTATCTGCTAATTGATCTGTAGCTTTATTTTGTATAGCATCACCAATAAGGTTTTGTACGTTAGTACCCCTAGCCTCTTCCTTAAGCTCAGTAGCCTCTTGTGGAGTTTCTACCTTATCTACAATATTTTTAGCACGTTCTTTTTGAACCTTCTTAGCTTTTTTACGAGCACTATCTTGCCACTTAAATGTACGCATTTTATTGGCCATTTCAGTAGCATTCTTAAGCTGTAATCTATTATATAACCTTTCTTTATACAGTCTCTTAGACTGTTCTAAACTAGGGGAATTTAGATCTAATTTAGAGTCAGATTTAGCCTCCTCAGAAGATCTATCAGATTTTAATTGATTATTTTTAGCAGTAGTATTTTTAATAAAAGTTTCTAGCTCCTTTATACGAGATTTAATTAATGCTTTACGATCGGAATCTTTAACTCGCTTTTCAGTAGATTTAAGCCAATTTAAAGCACTTTCTGCTGCTGGCAATATTATCTGTTCATTCTTAGTAATATCTTGTCCATATGAGCTTAAATCATTAAAATAAGGTATATCTTCGAGTACAGAGTCATATTCATTAGACATAGCCTCATCTTGTTTCTGATGAAACTCTTTATTAAAGTCCTCTTCTGTAATTAATCCAACAAATTCAGGTTCATAAGTACGAGCATTCTTTTCATATATCTGACCTATACGTTTAAGATCTTTAACTACATTAGGATTCTTTTTCTTAGCATACTCTACATCTTCGGGTGTGATACCCAGGAATTGCTGCTCTTCCTCCGTCATATTAGGAACTTGCTCGATAGCTTCTATTAGATAATCTAAGTTACCAGCTTGTGCAGCTTTAATACCTAGTGAAGTCATTCCAAACTGATCAGCTTTTTCATTAAGTAATTGACTACCTGTTTGTTCAGCAGCTTGTTTAAGACCTCTATACATTTGCATAGATTTACCCCAGGAGTCTACGTCCCTAATACGAGCATCTCTATCTGATTCAATACCTGCAATTCTATTAGGTACATCCATTAGTTTTCTACCTACAGTTTGCATAAATCCAGCACCCAATGCCCCAAAAGTAGCTGATGTCCAGAAATCCCCAGAATTAATAGCATCACTAACAGTTTCGCTAAGATTACGTTCTTCTACCAAACCAGCTCTAGCTAAAGCCATTTCCCTAGCACGTTCTCCTACAACATATTGATAAGCTTCCTCACCAGCTTCACTAATCATAGTAGTCCCAATGGACTTAGCTTTACTAAAAGCAACAGGAGCCACATCTTTACCTAGCTTCTTAGCAAGACCCATTGTAAGCTTTTCCGTAGATTTACCAAATGGGGTATTTAATAGTAAGTATTCAGGTAAGTCCTGTACAAGCATAGCCCAATTAGCCCTATAACTATCAGCAGCAGCTTTAGCACCTATTTCATTTGCAGTATCCTCGTCAATCTCATATAAATTATTACCCTGTTCATCTTGGCCTATTACAGGTAAAGATACATCATAATTCTTAGCAATCTTTTCAGCCTCTAAAGATCCTATTTGTTTACCAGTAAGCTCTTGAACCATTTCAGGCATAAGCTGACTAGACTCCATCATAGATTCCATATGACGAGACACTACCGCTTGTGATAAACCTTTAGTAGCCCATTTAGAAGCTTTACCTAATTTACTTGATAAATTAAGACCTTTTGCTAATAAAGAAGCACCTTTAACTACAGCACCTGATGGTATCATTAATGACATAGTACTAGCTACAGATGGTAAGTTAGACATCCACCAAGTCCAATCTTCAGGATTCCAACCACCTTGTTTTGTAGGGTCTGTATATATAGGTGTAGCTTCTTCAGACCATGTACGAAGTTCCTTACCTAAATCACTAAACCAGTTACCAAATTCCTGTTCAGTACCCTTAGCTAGGTTAGCATATTGTTCTAAGTCTAACAAGTAACCAACTCCTTCTATAGTACCACCTACTAATTGACCTGTAACAGCCTGATTAACCGCACTACCTAATGAAGCATACCAAGGTTGTTTTTTGTGTCTATATTGAGCAACCCCACCTGGAGAAATTATATCAGAATATTGCATTCCCTCATTAAAAGTAGATTTGTCAGATACAAAATCACCGACATCAGTAGCAACTCCTGTTCTACCTGCCCTCTGACGAAATACCTGTTCCTCAAATTTTCTCGAATTAAGGGCGGTCTCGGAAGATTGATTATTAAGTAAGTTCTCTTCTGGGGATAAATTACTTCCAATCCTATTATAAAACTCGTCTATATCTAAAAATGCTTTGCCTTTTTTTGCCATACTTAAATAACTTATTGTACCTGTTCTGCTTTACGTTTACGCTGATAACCCAGTCTCCTGGTAACGGAATCTGCATACCTAGTTAAAAACTCACCTTCGCTTACAGGGATGACCTGCTCTGGATTAATTGGGTTTATCGTTATAATACTTGTAACAAATTCATTGGTTTCAGGATTATAAGCTTTATATGCTGAATAAGGTATTCCATCAACAACAACCTGTGGTTTAAACGTCTCGGTATTCTCAAAAGTAAGATCTCGTAGACTGCCTAAAAAATCAGATACTTTTTTCTGAGTATCAACAGCCTCCTTAGGTAGTATTTTAGAATTAGTAGCATCTATTTTGTAATTGTTGTCTTTAGGTTCATTGGTAGTAACCTTAAACATATTTTCACCTGGTATATATGATATATCTGATATACCAACATCTTCTGATAACACTTCTTTCAGATTAACATCATCTTGGCCACCATCATCTTCTATTTGAATTGCTGACATTTCCCCAACTGAAGATCTAACTCTTCTAAATAAATTGTCTGCTACCTCCTTATCATATATATTTACTTCACTAAAATGAGTAGCAGCTTGTTTCTTCTTATGATTAGCGGCAGCTTGGATAGCTGTTTGGGCAATAGTAATATCATCCATATCTGGATTATTCTGTTTAAGGGTTTCCATAGCCTCTGTTATTACAGGATTCTTTTCTATATATTCCTGTAAGTTGTCCCCCTGCTCTTTGAGTCTATCCCTATTTTTATCTATACCGAATTGTAATTCAGTAGTGAGGTCAACTAGAACTGCACTTTCCCTACCTTGTCTAAATAAGTCTAATCCTTTATTATTAAACTGATATAAGCCTGTTTCAGGATCTAATGCAACATACTCATGATTTTCCCCCAGTACAGATAATAAACTAGATAATTCCTCTGGATTTTGTTCTCTATTCATAAAAGCTTGATGAACCACGTCTCTAATCTTACCAAACCTTTTATTCTTCTCGACAGGAGATAAGTTAGATAAATATTGGCCAGCGGCTCCAACAGCTTGACTAACTGCATTACTTATGTTATATGACCATTTATTTTTTAAATCCCCAAGAGAGTACTCTCCATCTTTTACTCTATTAATAGATTGTCTTGTACTGCTATTCATTGGAATAGAGGAAGTGCTTACAGATTTTTTCAAAGTACTTATTGAAGGAGTTATATCATATTTAGATAAAATATCGGTAATATTAGAAATAGTCTGTTTAGCTTTATCTATAGTATGAACTCTCTCAATATTCTCATCAGCTTGAGATTGTATATTACCCAATTGTTGGCTTTCACTTATGTTCCCAGTATATCTTTGATATAAGGGCCTACCAGAAGCATCGGTATTTTTACCTACGTTTGCCAAATACTCGGGATCTTGACGTTCTTCTATGGTTGATCCTTGAACTAGCTGATTGGCATAATTATCCGATATTCGTCTACGCTCGCTTTCCGGTAATTCTGGACTTTGAGCAGATAAGCTTTCATACATCTGACTTGCTACGTCCTGTAATTCTACTGGTAAAACACCTTTATAGTTACTACGCTCTAACATCCAAGGGAATTGTGCATTTCTACGCCACTCCCCAGGAGTTTGTTTAGTGCCTAGTTTACCAAATCTTCTCTCTAATTGCTGCTCATATAAACGTTGATCTAATACTTGTGATTGTAGTTCCTCTGGAGTAATCCACTCACCAGTTTCAGGATCTTGCAAAGGGGCAGCTGTAACGTCTTGAGTTAAAATAGCATTAGGTCCTAATTGAGCTAATCTTTTGCGTTGTTCTTCAGCTAACCTACGACGTTCAGGTGCTAACTGAAAGAATGGATTTTGTCTAGTCTTACTAGTTAATCTAGCAATATCTTTAGCAGCAGCTCCATAATCACCTCCATACCTATCTACTACTTCTTGTACTTTAGACTGGAAATCTCCTAGTACTTTATTTTTAATAGGTATATCCGTAGGATGCGTGGGTACTTCAGCAAACATATCTTCCATAGCTACTTGTTGCTGCATAGCTAAATCATGCCTCGCTTGATCTTGTGCTAATTGTTGCTGTAACATGCCTACATTACTAAATATAGGCTGTGGTATATATTGTATTGGTGTAGCCATAATTATCCGTTATATCTCCTTACAATTTGTTTAGGCTGAGTTATTTTCTGAAACCAGTTCAAACTAGGATCTTGGTATTGACCTATTGAATAATCTTGACCTAAACTATTAATTAATGCATCTTGTTGTCTAATACCTGCTACGTTCATCATTGTTTGAGGTATAGCTTGTATAGCAGCACTAGTATAAGCATCTCGATTAGCTCTAGCTTGTTGTTGCGCCATAAAATTAGCTTGAGCTTCTTGGGCCTGTAGTCTAGCATTAGCTTCAGAAACTCTAGCTCTCTCAGCAGCATTCATACGTGCTTCTTGTGAGTACAAACCAGATAATGCTTCAGCAGTACCTCTGTTCATAGCGGCTTCTTGTGCAGCTGCTGTAGATAAATACTCACCCCTTGTCCTTGAGCCTCTAGCTGCATTACTTCTAGCTATTCTACCAGCTGTACTTGATTGCCTCTGTACACCAGAGCGTTCCCTAGCTAAAGATATTTCTTCTGGTGATAATCTATTTAAACTCATCTCTGGTATATCTCTCATGGCTCTATTTGCCATAAACATATTAGCACCAGCAGTAATTGCTCCCGATGCTATACTTGGTATAATAGACGTACTGTAGTTAGATAACCCAGATGTAGGCAACATTCCTGCACTTGTAGAAGTCATATCAACCTGAGGGCTTTGAAAATAATTTACATCTGTCATCCAAGGTTCAATAGGAATCATTCCTTCGTCATAATCGGCATTTAAATAATCAGTTAAACCTCCATTAGCGTATTGTTGTTGTGATTTCTGATTACTATCATTCATTCCATTAGCCTGTCTATATTGCTCTTGTTCTTGCGCTAGAGTAGCTAATTCCTTATCTAACTGTTCTTTTTCAATAGGATCCCAATTAGCACGTTTATATTTATTTATAATACCTTTTGCACGAGAGGCAAATGTAGGCTTATTTTTCTTACTAGCCATATTAATATATCTTAAATATTATTAAAATCTGTCTGAAAATATATAATCACCATATCGCACCTCCCCTGATTCTACACTACCTTTATTTCCAATAGGTATGCCTCCATAAGGAGAGGTTTCATGTGTGGAACCACCAGAGTTATATGCAGTTATATCTGGGTTGTATCTAGTTTGTTCTAAATAACCACCATCTGCTTTAGTATAATACTCATGTCCTGCTCTATTACCCATTCCAAGATTTAACCCTGGTATATCAGCAAATCCAGCCACTTCTCTTTGAAGGTTCATTTGATTTAAATACGAATTTTTATCAGGATATACAGATTCATACTGTTCATTGTATATATCAAGAGTTTCCCTATCAGATAAAGGGGCATTGTTAAAATCAATATCCCTGTAATTACCCATTCCCGGAGACCTCTCTACTTGTTGATATAAAGGCTCACCTCTCCTAGTCATTTGGTATACACTATTATTACCAGCCAAATACTGTGTATTAGGCCCCTTAGTATATAACCTATTAAAAGCTTCCTGTAAATCTTCATTTGTGGTAGCATTTGATTGCCTCCTAACAGCATCTATTTGCTCAGGGGACATCTTTGCAAAATGTTGCCTATAGACAGGTCTGGTATCAAATTTAGTAGGCGCTTCTACTGTTTCTGTTGGTAACTGACCTATACCTAAACCCTGTATTGTACCACCATTAGGATATGAATTAAGCATTCCCCCTGTTTTAAAGGTAGGAGCATAGTTATAACCTTGGTTTCTATTATAGGAATTCAATCTATTTTGCGTCAAGGATTGTTTATTCATAGCAGCTTGTTGTTGCTGCATCATTTGCCGCTGTTGTTGTAACTGTTGCTTTTGAGCGATACCAGAACCAACTCCTTTTTGTACTCCCCCTAACATAGCACCCCCCATGGGACCTGCAATAGCTGTAGCACCTGCCATTCCAATGGCTGGCATAACATAATTTGAAGTAATATTACTAACACCAGCACCTAGTTTAGTTTCATAAGCATCCTCACCTATTACATTACCAGCACCTACTAACCCCAAAGCATTATCCGCTGAATAAGTTAAATAATCACCAGCAACATCAGCAACGCCGCCAGTAAACCCTTTTACTCCACTACGAATATCTTTACCGACTACATCACCTGCAAAATCAGCTACTTTTTTAAGCCCAGTAAATTCACCAACATCCTTTACAGCCCCTTTTAACCAGCTACCTAGGCCATACTGAGGAAGTGAACTTATATATTGTTTTCTATTACGCATATTATTTAATAATTAAAGCCCCTAAATATAGAGGCTTTATATGATTATTACAAAATAAATTTAATTCTCTATTGACTTTAAATCAATTTATAATATTAAAGTAATATTAAATCTTAGCTTCTCTATAATAACTTATTACATCATGTAATTTAAAATTAAGATTATCTATATTATCAAACTCAAATGTTACCAGTAAATAACTGTCTACAAACCTATTACCATCTTGAGTTTGAGGTACTTGAGTCCTAAAAGCTCTAGCTAAATAACTAACAGTTTTATTAGGATCATTTAATTTAGTAACCTTAGTAATAGGATCTATATAACTATTTTGGTAAATTATCCTATCCACAGTTTCTTTGGTAGTTGAGTCAGTTTCTGTTCTAAAATCTAAGTTATCAAAACTATTAATTATATTACTATTAGGATTAATTAGTAATGTAATATATGATTTATCTCCTAATTTAGAATTAGGATTGTTATTTTCACTTAGAATATTATTAGTGATAGAATAGAATTTACCCTTTAAATTAAAATAATTAGATGGGTTTACACTAAATTTTCCTATAACAGAACCGAGTATCTCGTTTAATACCCAAGTTTCATTATCAAAACTGAAATATATTTCGTTAAAATTAGGGTCAAATCCAGCCAATATTTTAGTACTTGGTATCAAACTATTAATCTTACTAGAAAAGCCTTTAATTCGGCTTAATTCTTGCGAATTTGCCCCTTGTAACATCCATAACTCTTTATTATATTCATCAATAAAATATAGAGCTTGTTTAGAATCTACTAAAGCACCTTTTCTTTGTAATCCGGTAGTAGTTGTAATATAATCATATCTCTCTAATACACCCCCAGTACCTAATGCTAACTGTATACCAGAACCGTCATTAATAAGACTACGATCATTTACGGCTAATAAGGAAATAGCCTTTTCTTGAAAACAATATAATTGGTTCTTAAATCTTTTAATATCTGTAATACTACCATAAGATGGATCCACCTCTATAAAATTTGCAGGTTTTAACAATGACCAACTATCTATGTACTCCCCATTAGTTTTAACCTCAGAAGCTAATACTTTAGTATCAATAAATTCCTCTTCTACAAAATCAAATGGTTTAGGATAAAACTTCTTAGCTGTATTCTCTTTACTATATACAGAATTATAGGTGTATAGGTCACCTACATCTTCATTATAGTATTCTGGTTGATACTCTATACCAAAGTTAACAGTCTCCTGTACAGCCATTGTTTTGATTTTAGCATCATTGTCTAGTGCTACTGTATCCCCTTTGAAAATATAATCCAATAGTTTATCATTACGATAGTCTAGATTGATACTTGTATACATTGGGAAAGTTATTATTTCCTGCAAGCCATCATCCAGGTCCCAATTTTGAGGATAATCATATTGGAATATATTCCTAAGATAACTAAACATCTTTATATACGTATCCCCATTAAAATCCTCAAGAGGGGTTTGGTCGGTGAGATGCTCAGTACTATTTATCTGTCCATAAGGAATATATTCATTTAATAATCTACTTTGATAAGTTACTCCACCATACCTGGTCTTTTCAGTATCCTTAACAATATCTACATTTATAGCACGGTAGTTAGATGCAGATGACCAAGCAACTGGTATAGAAATTACACCAGAGTGTACTATATATTTAGTACCTCCTATTCCAATATTAGCAGCGTCCTGACCATTAGGATAAGTATTATGTTTAGATTCATTCCTGTAGGCAATGGTGTCTGTTAATGTATTTATAATTGTAAGCCCATCATCATCATAGATCACTGGACTTACTTTTTTATAACTAATTATAGGACTAGCTGAAACTTGTTCAGGCCAGGGAACAGACTCCTTGGCTTTAGCATTTAAAAATACATGGTATTTAGAAGCATCATAGACTACCTCTGAAATATATTCATAAGCTCTATTTACTATCATTACTCCATCGAAGTCTAACCCCCTATCATTAAAAAGTAACTCAGGACAGATTAATTCATATAAATCGGAAGTAGAGCCGGAAGTAGTATCAGTAGTATTCAGAGGTTGTCCAAGATTATAGGTAGTATTATCTACACTATTAGCATTAGACTGGGGTCTATAAAATTCCTCAGATCCAAACTTATCAGTTGGTAGTAATAATCCATTATAAACTTGTTCCCTATCTTCAAAATTCCTTTTAACCCTAACGACTTGCCAAGCTTTGATACTATCATCTAGCAACCAAGGCTCCTTGCCTTCCTTTATAGATACGTTTAGTACTATATTAAAAGCTTCAGTAGCGTTATTGGCCGCTGACTCAGATACAAAAGGGGTGTTGCCTATCTCTTCTGGGAAAGGAACTCTAATATCTTGTACCCACCTAACAAAACTTACTTGTCCTTTCTTATTATAGAAAACAATTCCTATTCTATAAATTTCATTAGGCTGGAGCCCGCTTATATTTTGTTTATATGTAGTTAAATCATATCCTCTATAATTACCGTAATTATCTATTTTACTACTAACTAATGAAAATCCAAATTTAACGTTTGGGCCTTCACCCCCGAATACACTAGAGTTAGGTTTATACCTCCTATTATATGATGATGAGGATGTAGACCGAAAATTACCACCGGGCCTGTACCCTAAAAGTACAGGGGTTGCATCTGCGTCATAAGGTACTGTGTTCCAATTAGAAGTAGTTACATTTATGGAAGATTCAAAAGCTACATTATATATAGAGGTAGTATCGGAGTTTTCTGGGAAAGAATAGGCTCTACTGTCCCAATAATTAGAATCAGAAGGGTCCTCTAATATACTAGAACCAAAAGAACTTTCTTTTAAATTAGCAGAGAACAGTATATTATTTTTAGTCTCTAAAGAATTCGGTATATATGTGGTATTATTAAATGTCAAAAACTCTTCATAAGTTAAAGTATCTATAGGTCTGTTAGAATCTATTATAGAAATATCTACATTATTAATTCCTTCATATATTACATTAACTTGAGGTTCACCAAATAATTCCTCATAAAACAATGCCAATATCCTCACCCTACTATATCTAGTATCTAAATCAGATATACTGACTTGTACAGATTTGTTAGTATCTACTCCTATATCAGAACCCCCTATGTCATTTTCTGAAATAGATGATAGTAATACTGGATTAGATACCGGAGATATTGTAGTGATAGTTCCTTGCGGGTTGTATAATTGATAAGCATATTGAACTACACCTGATGTATAAGAGCCTCCAGAAACTACTTCTAAATTAAAAGTTCCATTCAAATTTACATCTGGAACATGATCTAATAAATTAGAAAAAGTTAATAATGGAGTTTCTCCATCAACTATATTGAGAACTCTTAATGGATCTATTCCATTAGCCCAATATACTTTTATATTAGAAGAACTCTCATACCTACCAACTGCCGAAAGTTCTTTGTTGAAGTTAAAAAAGCCCAGTGACCCTCCTAATGAAGCGGGTAAGTATCTAACTAATGTGTAATTAGTAAAACCCTCTTCAACTAAGTCCATGCTAATAATACCAGACGCAGGTTCTGATGTTAAAAAATCCGGTATAGTCACATCAAAGTCTGCAAATAATACAATTTTTTCTCTAATAGTAAGTACTTTATAAATAGTAATATTACTAAGAGTAGCATTATCAGAAGTAGACCATTGAGGAATAATCCATTCAACAGCTTCTAAATCAGCTTTTTCTAGTAAGCCATCTACATTACTTATGGCTCCACTAGTAAAAGTATTATTAGAAATAGGGCGTATGTTTTCTGCATCATAATAATGAGTATTATCATACTTATTTACAGAAGTATCCCTGTCTATACCACCAGAAAATGTATTTATATGCCTTTTGGTCATTATTAACGTCGTTTATTAGGATATTGATTATACCTACGTTCTTGAATATTTAAAGTCTTAAACCCATTAGAATGTTCATTAGGTTTAGGTATACTTCTTAACCACATATTTTTTAATGATTCCATTTGATCTACAGAAGGTATATGTGCTTTAGTCCTAGCAGAGGCTACTGCAAATAAATATTGTTGTTCACTATCATTAACAACTGCTTTTAGTCCCGGACTCGCTGGATTTCTACGCCATCTCTTCCAATCTAATTTATATGTAATATAATATTCTAATGCAGATATATATTTTTCATCGTCAGGAATCATGGGAAACCCTTCATTATCTATAGGATAACTTGTGTATACTAACTCTATATTACCTTCTTTAAAATCTGTAAAGATATAATCCCCTTGTATCTTATATGTATTAGGTAATGTATTAGTGTAATTAATTTTATCCTGTTGAATAAAGTTATCTTCAGCTTCTAAATCCCCATATTCATCTAAGGTAAAGTTGGTAACTCTAGCTACCGGATCATAAGCAGTAGGATTATTATACTCTTCTTCTAAATTAGTTTGATGATATACATCGGTAGATGCTATCATAGGTCTGAAATCAACTATATTACCTAAATCGTCTATTTGTACCCTACGAGCTGATTTTATACTTACAAACCCTGTAGGTAGTATACCTCTATAGTTCTCAACAGATATTGGAGGAGGGTTATACCCTTCACTATTAGTATCTATTTCAATATATTGATAAGTTATGCCTATTTTACCCATCAACTGAACAGTCCAAGCTACTGCACTTTCCCAGTCAACTTTATCAAAACCAGCATCCCTAAATACATTTTCAACTACTTGATGTATACTTATATATCTACCGTTATATGCCATTATTAATAGTCTAAGAAGTTCTTAATAGCTTTCTCTAGTTCATCAGTATTAGCACCCTCATCAGGTTTCATACCATCTAAAGGATTGCTCTGTGAATAATACTTTTTATAACTGTCTTGGTATTTACCATCTTTTTCGCCGTATTCTTCTAGGCAAACTAAGTAACCATTCTCAATCTCCTCAACATTGATCTTTTTGCACCAACCATCCTTTTCAGTTGATTTAGACCACTTCTTATATTCATTATTACCCATAACTGATATATTTTCTAATTTATCCATAATAGTAATTATCTCTTTCATCTGATTTAACCCATGTAGATAAACCTCTTCTACCGTAGTAATAACCATCTTCAGTTACACCACCTTTTACAGGTCTATATACATAAGCTGAATAATTCTTTATATTACATTGTCTACGATCCCAATACCATTTCATTAAATAGCCATCAGTATGTTCATTAGTATGAACAATTAATTTCTTATCTGGAATCTGTTTAATCTCTTCCCAGGTCTTATCTGGATATATTTCATTCCAATATTGTCTACATGCAGGCCAATCAATAGGCATCCTCTTGGTATCTATTTTACCATCCTTGATAATAACCTCCTGCTTAATAGCTTTAACTCTTAAAAATCCTAATCTATAAGGCATTCTAAATTCTAAGGAATCTCTAATCATCATATCAGAAATACGTTTATTAAACTCCTGACATAGATCTGAATATAGTTTCCTATTGATACCATTCCTCCCCGCTTTCTTCTTATAAAATGCATAAGCATCATATAACCCTGCTGTGATCTCCCTACGCTTTTTGGCCATAAAATATTATTTAATTATCTCTCCACTTGAATCCGATACTTCGTCTTCTATACCTCTTAAGAACATTCTAAAATCTTCACCCACAATAGCCTTTTTAATATATTCTACACCATCATAATCTATTGGAAAGTTATCTACCTCATTATCAAAATTAGGGGCTTTCCTGGGGTCTTCTAATATACCTGATACATTTATACTATTAATTAATTTAAAAGCATTATTTCGGCTCTTAAATAGCAAATACCCATCTTTATATGTGACAAATACTATATTACCATTAAACTTACCATTACCTGCTAATTTAAAGTGATTATAATTCACATATGAGAATATATAGGATGCAGTATCTGTACCAGTAATATCTGTAATCTGGAGACCTTCTTTAGTATTAAGAAAACTAGGGACCTTTTCTGTAGACCTTAGTACGGTAGAACTACCATCATTATAAGATTCTACAGGTAGACTTAAGAATTGTTTAGAATTCTCGGATACTCCCCAATTACGATCTATTACAGACCTAAGATATTCAGCCCTCTTAGTTACTACAAAGTCTTCTAATAGTCTAGAATCAAGTCTTTCATCATCTACTATATGTCCTTGCCTAAGTAATTCTAATGCTGAATATGTAATTTCTTGTAATGTCATTTATATAAATTTAGCGCAATATACAATAATTTCTTGAATATTACAAATATTTATTAATTCTTAACTATTCTTGGACAGTAAAATGTTTACGCAACTCAGTTTTTATAGTATCAGTATTCATTAATATATCCTTATTTAACAGTATTAGAGTATCAGTCTTCTCTACAATTTCACGTTGTGTAATAATTATAGTATCTACTTTAGCTGGTAAAGATTTAAGACTATCCAGTTTAGAGTTTGCGGTATGTAGATTATATTTAACACTGTCTAACCTGCTGTTATTAACTTCTATAACCTCTTGTAACTCTTCACTACACTTGTCTTTCTGATACTGTGAGCCACCATAAGCACCCCCAAATAAAAGTAATATTGCTATAATTGCTTCTGCCATCTTATTCATATTTAATTATTTATTATTGGTTCTTTCAAACTCCTTACGATCCTGATATTGTTTATTAGCTAAAATACCTATACCTAATGTAAATCCCGCCATCATTGTAGTACCATCTTTGTATACAAACCCATATATTGCACTACATAGTATTACAAAATAAGCTGCTATCTTACTACCTGTTAATCTAAGATAAAAGTTCATAGGGTGTCTTAGTTAAGTAGAACAATAATTCTTTAGACTTATTAAAAATATTTAGCACATCTTCCTCTGTAAAATAGTTATTTTCAGGTAAGCCATTAGTATCATACAGATCTAATATATTAGATAGCTGATAAATATAAAGTGCTAAGTATTGCCTAGACCAAAAGCTATCATATGCTTCTGATAGATTATAAGCCTCCCAAAAAGTTATTTCTACAGAAGTATCTAATGCAGAATGCTTCTTTAACTTGTCTACAATTACTTCTAATGATTCTTTAGTTATTGACATATTGTTTCTAATGATGTTAATATTCTTTCAGAATCTTCGTACAAACCTAACTCAGATGTATATTCTAAATTCAATAGCCAATTATAGCACCTTAGAGGCGTTTTAAGCTTGTTTGTATAGCAACCGAAGTATTCCTTCCAGTCAGTGTCTTTTAAAGCAGATATGACCTTATATTTAATTATATCATAGAATACAACGGTTAGTTCGGATGTATGTGTTACTTCTGAACCAGTAGAATTTTCCACCACTTCTAAAGAAGTTTCATAAACACCATCTAAGATTTGTGTACCCACCAGTGTAGAAGATTCTAACTTTAACCCATTACCGTCCCGCAATGAAGCTAAACTAGATGTAATATCTTCAGAATAATCTACACCTCCTACAGTAATGGTAAAAGTAATAGATATAACATCTGTATTAATATCTATACCTAGATCACTATACTCCTGTAGAGTAGTAGTATCATATACTATTACTGAATTACCAAGTGTCCCTTCCTTTACATTATGACTTATCATACTAATTGTATTTATTTTTTAGACCATGTACGTCTAGTTTAAGATCTTCAATTGCTTCATCATGCCTATCCACCCGCCCCTCTAATTTTTCTACATTATCTCGTAAATTAATATTACTCTCTTCGTGTGCTGCAAAACGTATTAATATACCGTTAACAGTTGTGTTAAGTTTTTTAAGTACAGCAATATTCTCTTTTACAAAATAAATCAATAGACCTAAGCCTCCTGTAAATAGTAGTGGAATTAACCATGCGAAAAATTCAGGGAAAGCTTTTATTAGTTCATTCATACCACGTTCAAAAATTTATATATTATACTTATATTAATAATCCAAAAAATCCCGCAACAAACCTACTCACTGAAAGTACCGGGATTCGTGCATTTCGTTCAATCTTTCTCATCCAAATCTTAGGTCTATCTAACCATGTATTATCATCAGAATCAAGATGGTATTTATCTACTCCAGCAATTCTATTCCAAAAGTAGTCAAAGAATGCGTATCTAAGTAGTATATAAGCAGGAATAACCATATAGCCTTCAGCAAGTATCGGTGAAGCATAATAAAAGTAGTGCATAATAACAGATACAAATATTAGACTCACTTCATATAAGGGTGTAATTATATGATCTAATTGATTCTTATTTCCTTCTACATCTAACCAAGCCTTTGCGAATATTGCTGTAATTAGAAGTAATTTAATTGTGAAAAATGTTATCATGTCATTTATTTTCAAGTTTGATAATCTGGCCCTTGTCAAATTACTGTATATTAACAATTAAATATGGTTTATTTCTAAACTTTTCAAATGTTATCCCTCCCACATAGGCTTCAGGCGGTCTATTTGTATGTTCTTTTTCAAATGTAACAGCCGTTAATTTTGTTTGTAAATAATCAATCGGGTCTGGTATTACCTGAAAAGTTATTCCGGTTAAACTTACCTCTGTGTCTAATTGCCAGTCCGTATTATCGGGGTGTGGCTCTGTTGTCGTACCGTCAACTAAAGCAGTCCACAACTCACCTCTCCACCCCCTTTGTTCGTTTAAAGGGGTGGCTGTCCCATCCCATTCTGATACATTATTACTGTACATATTAGTCTATTATTACCCGTCTGATTGTAAACTCAATGATGAAATCCTGAACGACTTGTTTCTGTTCTGTGTTGTCATCAAACAGATCATTTAGTTGTGAGTTTCCGCTTGCGTCAATTGTAGGCTCTCGATTCAATTCATAATCCTTAAATACAGAAAGTGCATCAACCGTGTTAGGGGCGACTTGCAAACGATAATCATATACAACTCTTTGATTCGCCGTATTGTCTGGTTGTAAATCTACGGTTGTATCAATTCTCTGATTAGCGACACCTTGTTTGGCAGTACCTTCGATATTGTAAACAAAGTTCGCCATAAATGCAACTAAATCAACCGTGATCGCTTCCAGCATTGATATTCTCACACTTCTATATGTGCCTACATCAAACCCGTCTGACAATACGATAGCATTATTAACCATGTCATATTCCAGATTTGAAGTATTCCCGGAATCAATATGAGTGTTCCATAAGTCCGAAGCTGAAAATCTATAACCAACAGGTTTTGCACCTATGTAAGTACCATTCAGCCCTCCAAATTTTACACGGTCATTGGCTGTTGGTTTTAATGTAAAGTCTGCATTTTGCCAATCATCAATATAAATAGGTGAATAATAATTGTTGAATATTTCATTTATTTGTGCAACACTTGCACCGCTACCTGACACATTTCCAAATAGATCAACCTCACTATAAGATTTTACAAAATAATTTCCATCGGCTTTGAAATCCTCTATTGTTACTCCTGTTGTTTTGCCGTTGATTGCAGTTGATGTTTTAACTGTGCCTATTATTATTGAGTAGTCTGTAATCGCTCCTGTTGGTCTGGGAATAGTGGCTCCAATCGATAGACCTGGGCAGTCAATAATAACATTATTGTACGAATTGTCTGTCGTAAAATTACTTGAAGTGCTTTTTATTATCAAACAATTAATTACATTAACTAAAATTGAAGCACTTGACTCAATTAGTATATTTTTTTTAAAATCAGTACTTCTAAAATTAGAAGAATATAAAAATATACAATCTTCATATACTTTAGTAGCTTCACTTCCTGAGCATTGACTAAATATCACATTGTACCCATCAGGGTAACCATTAAAGGTAATATTATTAAAAACAACAATTCCGTCACCAACTGCTTTTATCCGTTTTGAAATAGGTAGTGATGAGGAATATAGAGCTGAATCAAACACGACTAAATGTCCTGATAATACAGAAGGTTCCTGTTCTAATTTTTCATAAGTCGCAAACGGCCTCGTCGGCCCTCCATGCCCCGTCGGATTAGTGCTCGGATCATAAAGCCCAACAGCATCAACATCAGTATCATTGCCATAATAAGCTGAAACATACCACATTGCAGTTAATCCGTATTTCTTTTGCTCTATACCTGTCCATTTAATATTAGCCATTTGCTATCTCCTTTCTCTCTACTTTAGACACTTTAAAAGCATCACGGGGGACGTTATTTTGCACTTGCGAAACAGTGTATTTGTAAGTGTAAGTTTCAACTATTTGACTATTTTATAATTGCCAAATACGTTCTGACCAACGACCAATTTCATCTTTATTGATAGTCGTTGGTTCGTTCTCGCTTATATATTCTTGAATTTCTTGCTCTGTCATGGTTATTATAATTTAACTCCTATTAATGTGAAATATGCATCTGTAGTAACATCATAAGTCGCTTCAAATTTTAATACATCTGTCGAATTTATTGTAATTGGTAAAGATATAGTCGATGGAGTAGCACCATTTATGCCTAATCGTAAATCAGATATATTAGGTGATATTACAGAACTATCATATCTAACATCTCTGCCAACAACTGTTTTAAAAGAACTAAATCCGCTAAAGTACCCCGCTAAAGTAGCATCGCCTCTTGTAATACCAATGTTACCAATAAATGTACCTCTAGCTATTCCATCTTCCCATAATGCAGTATTTGTCGTAAATGCTGCTAGTCCAGCGGAATTTTTAAATAGCCATCGAGCAGAGCCTTCAAGAGTAGTTCCACTTGGAATCCACGGCACATCTTCTACGATGATATCTATACCAGAAGAGTCCAAATTACTAATAAGCTTGGATGGATATTGTGTAAATATATTTTTAAAAGTATATGTACCACCTCCCACAGATGTTATAGTTATGTGACTGTTAGAAGGTGTATTCTCTAAGTGCAAACCTCTACAACTAAATTCTTTAACTACTGTACTATTTCTTCCATTAAAATATATATTATCCAATGGGTTTCCACCTTCACATATAACATTATCTAAGTGTATTCCGCTGCAAGATTCAATATAAATACATGAATTCGATCCTGTAGAACTATATACTCGTACATTCCTTAATGTTGTTGAATTTGATTGACTGTTGGAAGTTGAACCTCCCCAAGAGCTGCCATAATTTATATCTACGTGTCTATTAGAACATGACTGTAATAAAGTATTATTTATCTCTGTCATTAAAGCAAACTCTGTTCTTAACCCTGTATCAAAGCTTCCGAAATAACAGTCATTAATAGAACTTCCATAAGTAGCGCCTAAGAATAATCCCATTTGACCAGTTAGTCCGCTACCTATAAACTTAATACCTTTTATTTGGATAGACGAACTAACCATTACTGATGCTTCAGATTGGTCAATAGGCTGTCTATTGAATATACGCACACTAGAAGTGTTAGTTTTTAGCGTACACCCATATCCTTCTATTAATAATGTGGAAGAACCGGAATCAACTTTTGTTAGATTAACAGTTGAATTTATTAAATATACTTTTGCTGGGATATATACTTTTTTAGGATTGTTTATACTTAAACTATCAAACATATTTTGAAATGAAGTAGCATCGTCTGTAACTCCATCTCCCACAGCTCCAAACATCTCAGGTGTTACATAATCTAATTGACCATCTATACCATAAATCCAATCAGCTTTAACATACCTCTGTTCCCCTGTCAACTCATCCAATTTAGGCTTAATATATTTATCCGATTCAGCAAGATAAGGGCTGTTAACCTGTCTGATACTTTTCAGTGCATCCCCTATATTTGTGCTATCAATTTCAGGGTAAGTGGCAATGATGTAATCAGTAAGCTGCATAAATTCTGCATCTGTGGGTACTGTCCCATTCGTGGCTAACCCTAAAGCATTATCAACCGCATACCAGTTGTATAAGAGGCCGTAAGCGGCTATCATTTCAGCTTCAGAATCAATGCCTGAAACTAAATTGTGATCGTAAACGGCATAAGCCCCTGTTGTTAAATTAGACCAATCTGTGTCATTATAGCCGGTTGGAATTGGTGTTCCGTCAGCGTAAGAAGTAGTCTTCAAGTTAGTTGTTGACCAAACCTGGTCTCCTATTATTACACCGTCATAGGTGTTGCCATCGTAGTCTGAAAAAGTACCGGATAATATTCTACCGTCTATTTTGTCACCGTCAGCGGGGACGTAGGGGCGGACGAGACGGATAGACATGCCATTTGTTTCTACTCCAGTAAAATCAAAAATAGAAAAATCACTAGAATTGTAATCGACATAAAATTGACTTTTGTCTTTAGACCATATGCCAAAAAATTCACCTATTCCCGCATAGCTTGGATTTGAGTTTCTGGTTCCTGCGGGCAGCGCGTCAAACCTAAAATTGTCAATTCCGTAAATATTAGAATCACCTGAATCGTCCCACCGTGGATGTTCGGTTGTGGCTGCTGAAAAAGTCTCCGGCTCCCATAGAGAGTCTTCTTTACTATAACCTAATGTTTCAACTAAATTGTCTAATGTAAATACTTTTATCCAACTACCTGGATTATCAGTATCATCATAATCATTAGCTCTAGTCCCAGAATCATCACTGGAATCAAATTTATACCAAGCTTGTTCCGATGACACAAACACACTATCTGTATTCTTATACCCAGTAAGAGCTTTTAAAGTATTTAGATCAGCTACAGCAGTATTAGAAGTATTACCACTAGATAGTTCTACTTGAGTACCTTGATATACCCACTTTTCAGGATTAGTTTCAGGACTCTCGCCAGCAGTTGTATCTACATCACAACGATATATTGCTTCATTTTGAAATTGTGGATCTGAAGAACCTGCATTTACATATGATACAAATGTGTTACCTGCTGTATACGCTTTAGTATCATCCCAAACTTCAACAGTATCTAATGTAATAGTTTCTGATTCAGGGGGATCTACAAACTTAAGACCGTCCTCTCCGTCATTTATTGCTACAAATTTACCAGACAACCCTGTATAGTCTGTAGGAGTATCAATAAGATCTAAGAAACTTATTTGAGAATTATCCACAGTAGTTCCTTGTAATTCCCATTTAGTTTGTGCTGATTCAGGAGATTCCCCAGCTGATGTAGTTGTTATACACCTATATATAGCAGGGGTCTGGAATTGAGGATCGCTAGACTCTGTATTGACATAACTAACGAAGGTGTTACCAGCTTGGTATATCTTATCTGAACGCCATACTTCTACATCTTCTACTTCTAATACAGTACTTTGAGTAAGTGCCTTTATAGCAGAATAAGACCTATAATACCAAATATCGTCTGGTACATTATAGGCAAGCTGACCTATCATTAAGTCAGATTCTTTATTGAACCTACTATCCGTGGGCATTATTGTGGCTGGGTTTGGAATTGTAGGTTTAGCCCCGGCTTCTGTCAATATAAGAGGTTGTATTGGTGCTGTATATTTTGCCATAATTTTAAATATCTTTTACTAATCTTACTGAAAGAGCATAGTTACTAATTGGAGAACCTGAATAACTTGTAGATTCAAAATACCTTGCAGTCGGCCATGCAGTTGACCCATTACTAGTTACGGTGAGATATATATATCCAGTAGACGCCCAGTAACCAGCCCCCAGTGCTCTAGCATAGACTCTATAAATAGAGTTGGGTATCAAGTAGGACCCGGCAGGTACTAAGGCTAGCCCCAAATCATCGAATGAACTAGCTGCCCAAGGAACAAAAACATCTTGATTCTGATTGTACCAAAATCCAGGGTTATTTTTTGTAGACCATAAAGTCTCGTACCCAGCCATTGCTTCCTTTTGAACATATATAGATCCAAATGAAGCTATAAAGTCACTTTCTGTAGGCAATCTATAACCTGGATTTGCAGCCAACAATCTAAATACTGCATCCTCTGAATACAACAATCCAAAAGAAGCTATATTCGCGTCCGAGCCATCCACTTCTTTTGGCGTGAATATGCCAGTACCAGAATCATTCCAATCTTCATTAGATGTCTTCCATATAGTATCACCTATTTTAACTTCGTTAGGTTGTAAATTATTATCTATAGAAGTAATAGCTACTGATTTATTAGGTAAATTACCGTAAGAAGGGTCAATGGATGATGGGTTTAATACTATAGTGGTATTTTTATCCCCTATATCTGTATTTTCTATAGCATTAACTGTAACAGTTTGATTAGTACTATAATTTAATGGTGTGAAAGTTAGGGAGTTACTGCCTACTGTAGCTATATCAGTATCAGAAGAACTTACTGATATATTAACATTGCTAGTTGGTTCTGTAGCTAACCTTACATTAAAAGTATCTGAAGTACCTTCTGTAATAGACATACATGTATTAGATTTAGAAAGTATATAATCAGCGTTATCTAAATCAGCTACATCAACTGAAATATACTTTGACGTTAGATTAGTATAATTAGAGTCATTTGAGCTGCTTACAGCTATAGTAATAGTTGTACTGTCTGTAACAGAATTAGCGTCTGAAACGCCATTTATTTGAATATTTTGGGGGGTATCATAATTGGCAGTATTAAAAGTAATAGAACCCTGTACCACTGTAGCTATATTAGTATCTTGCGATATAACAGATAATACCACATCGTCTGTAGGTTCCCTATCAAGTACTACAGTAACAATAGTAGCACCTCCTTCTGCAATGTTCACAGAAGTAGAAGATAGTCTTATATTAGCTGCTGGTAAAGGGTCTGGTTGAATATAACCTTTACCACTGAAATCCGATAAAGTAATATAATCTATATTTAAAGATACTTGATTATTATCAGGGTTTACGGTAAACTCATCGGATAAATCAGTATATTTAATACGTTCATTAAGAGCTTCTTCTAATCCACTAACATCTGATAGAAATATAGTATTATCTCCTATTGTACCGACCTTACCTTGTCTCTGCCATTTATCAGGATGTGATTCTGGGGACTCACCTGCACTGGTATTTTCCACACACCTATAAATATATTCCTCAGATAAAGGGTCACTTTCCGGTAGTATATCATAATCAGGAGATTTATAACTTACAAAATTATCCCCAGCTAAATATGCTTTAGTAGGGTCCCATACTTCTACAGATACTGACGGAGTATCAGTTATCTTACGAAGAAATTTACCATTTTGGTATAATAATATATCCTGACCATCCCAGGCTAACTCAATCTCATCACGCTCTCTTCTCCAAATACGTAATGTAGTAGACTGTATAGGCTTTATAAATCCTTGTAATTTACCCATTCTAAATTATTTAACAGCTAAAAATATGTAATATATATTAATATATCAAATTTTAATCAATAGGTAATAGACCTTACATTATTTTTCATTAAAAAAGGGGGCTACTAACCCCCTAATTTAACTTAAAATTTATTTATGATTAGGCAATACCTAATACAGTTTTAAGATCAGACCTAATACAGTTTTAAGATCAGTATGTACAGTAGAAACCGACTCATCTTCTGTAGCAATCATTACATTACCAAAGGATGATACCAGACTGTCAATACTACGTGCATTCTTATCTACGTAAGAGAATGTTACTTGGTCATATACTTTACCAGAAGTGGCTTCAAGTACATTTTCTACAGGATAATCTGCAACTCTAAAGGGCTCTCCACGATTACCTTTCAGGAACCACTCATTTTGGGCAACTTCCCAATATGTACCAGCTCCAACAGAAGGAGCAGCCAACTCTGACAGAGTAGTGCTACCAAACTCATCTTTAAGTTCAATAGTAAACTCAGTTACATCATAACGGATAACCCCAGCTTGGAAATCATCAGTCAACGGCAGTGCAGTCAGCTTAACACCTGCGGCAGCACTAGCAGCAGCAGCAGAGGCAATATACTCAGCACTTGCTTCAGCAACTACTTCACTATCCCCTTGATAAGGCATATTAAGAGTAATAATTTCATTGACAGTGTCAATAGCTGTTACTTTATAAACAGGATCAGTAGTAGCTGTTCCAAATCTTAAATAACCACCTACAGAAAGTACAGCACCAGCATTGGGAGGAGTAGTACCACCATCTGGAGAAATAGCTTGTACATATTTACTACCATTTACAACTTTAAGATTACCAGTACCAGTAACAGCTGCACCAGCATCACTAAGCAGAATTTCTGCCTTAATAATAGGCGGATTTTCACGAGCAAAGTTCTTATTAAAGTTAACAGCTAATCCGTCTGCAATTTCAATTTGAGTAGCAGAGTCTGAACTATAGTAAGCTGCAAATTTTACAGGAATACCTCTACCAAAAGTTTTACTATTATCCCGCCAGAAAATATGAGTTACATACTCATTATTGTTAATAGCATCAATAGAACCAGAAGTTCCATTATAACCAATAGCTCTAGACCTTTGGGTAGGAGCTGTATAAGTAACTGCACTCTTATCCTTAATATAGTCATACTCAATTACAGGAGTTTCAACTACAACACCTTTAGAATTTTTATAGGCTACTGTAAAGCGATCACCTGCTGAAAGAGCATCAGTTTTTGCAGTTTTAGAACCCACGAGAAATACACCAATTTGACCTACAGCCAAATCATTTCTAGTTTCAGCAGCAGTTAAAAGATCAGTATCTTTTCCTACTAGCATATGGGTTACATTACTTTGTGAAATCATTTTTATTCAATTTAAATTCGACAATTATATAATTAATTATTAATCATTACGTTGTTGTTCATTAACACCTAGTTGGTATTTTTCTTCCTGAGTAGCTGCCTGTGCTATAATCACAGCTTCATCTACTATTTCCCTATGAAGAGTTTCGTCAAGAACACAGTGTCTTTGATTTGTAGGGTCAAACTCATCTACTACAATCTCAGGTGGTGTAGCTAAGTATCTAACTCTGTATTTATCTACTGTAGCTGCTTCTGGGAGTATAAGCTCAGTACGTTTAGCAGAAGCAGCTGTGCTGGTTCCTTCAGCATGCTGATACCTACTAATATCCATTCTCCATATAAGATCCTTATATGGCTTTTTATAGGGATTATTTATATTAGCTAAATATTCATCATGCTTTACAGGTCTAACCCAGGCTTCTTTGGGTTCATCCACAAGCTTAACTGCTTCCTCTACTGAATATAAAAAGTCTATAGGCATATCAAAAAATACCCCTTCTGGGTGTGCTCCACCTTGTTGGGCAGACTGAGTAATAGGTTCCACACCATCAGGTAAAGCCACCCCTGTTGGGTCGGAAGAATCATATAGTGCAGGTTTGATCAATTGCTCTAAATCACGCCTACGCTGTTCATCTGCTTCAAAACCCTTTTGATATTTATTAGCAAGAGGGTTATATCGTTTTATAAATACCCTGAATTGGGCTTCAGTTAAAAGATAACTTATCTGTCTGTCGTCATATGCTGGAGCAGAGAACTCAAACAGACTATCAAATTTTAACTGAAAGTTGAATTTCATTTGATTCGAAGTCATTGACTATCAGTTTGTTATGTTATTTACTATTAAGCTCTAATCGTTGTTGAATCAAAAGTTTATCTTCCCGACCTGCAATTGAATCAAAATAATCTACAACTTGAGCCATATTTTTACCTAAGAGTTGGTCATTAGAAGACAATCTATAATTACCATTCTTTTGTACCACCTCACCAATTTCCATTGCATCAAGTACAAATAGTTTAGAAGGTAGTTTTGCATCGTCTGCGGTGTTAATAAAGTCATCAATAGATAAAATACCAGGTGCTTTTTGCTTCTGACTAATAATCTTATCAAGCTCTGATTTAAGCCATTTAGTATCCTCCTTAGCTTTCTTAGGTACATTACCTTTAAGAACCCTGAGGATATCATACATCTTCTTATTAGACTTCTTAACCTTCATAAACAGCTCCATAGCTCGTTCATTCTTCTCAGCAATCTTGTAGTTATCATCAATAATTTGTGACTCACTTACTAAAGCGAATTCATAACCAGGATTACTGTTACGGGCTTCCCATGAGGGTGCAATACGTTTTTTATTAGCTTTAAGTACCTTATACTCTAACATATGTGAAGGAATACTCAGATCAAGGGTTTTACCCTCTTTAGTAAGGGTTACTGTAAATGTAGTCCAATACTCACTATGTCTATCATATACTGATAAAGAACCCTTTTTTAACCCTAATTCTTCCTCAAAGTACTCCTGTTCAGACTTACTCTCAAATATATCTACATAGCTACGTGTGCTATTAGAATAAGGTAACATATAGCCTTTAGTTGTACCCGAAAACATGAACTCCCCATCATGACCTTTACTGAAAAAAGACCGTTGTCTTACAATAGGTTTAATCTCTACTCTCTCTTCTCGCAAAAAATTGTTATCCATACTGTGATTTAATTAAATTTAGTTGTTAATTAGAGGTCATGGGCAGAACCAACCACCCATAACCGAATTGAGAATATATTTATTATTAGCCGAGAACATTAGGTATAAGTTCCCCGAGCCTCATTGGGTTACGAACCATCACTCCAGCCCAGTCAGCTTTGGTAATCTCATAACCATCAACCTTACTAGCCATGATTTTGGGAGTACCTTGTCCACCTGGTGAATATGGATCACGCAATCCAGGCAAGTATCCAAACTGCTCAGGGTTGTTCTTAGAACGAACCAACTGAATGTTAGGAGCACCTTGAGAAGAACCGAAGTCCATAATAGTCATTCTATGAGATTCTGCAAGACCTCCGTCTGGATGTGTAATCTTATTACGGACTGCATCATCATATTGAGGAATGTGCATAAACTCTAGACGGATACCATTAATATCAGCCAATTTAACGTATTGAGGACGCTGGAATGAAGCTTTACTTCCACCAGTAATTCCAGTAATACGATCATAGTCCAATGCGCTAGATGAAGCATAACGCTCGATTTCACGAGAGATAACTTTTAACCCATGCTCACCAGTACCGATTACAAATCTACGAGAGTCTTCAGGAAGTTTACCTACTGATAAGCTCAAGCAGTAATCAACAAGGGTCTCAATATTGAACTTATTGTAGTACAATACATTTGACGGAGAGATTTGCTCACGCAATCCCATACCTGCTTTGATTTCATAGCCAGAGTCACCGAGGTTAGCATATGTACCATCAGCTCTACGGTTAGATTGACCAAACATCAATAGTTTAGCTTTCTCACGACGGAACTGACGACGGAATTCCCAGTCAAGTTTATTCAGCCAAGTTTTAATCGGCTTATTATCTTTACCATGAACACCAAATACTACAGGGCTATTCTCCTTTTTATTAATCATATCACCAGGAACTGTATGCTCTTTACGAATAAATGACATACGGTTGGCCATACGGAAGGGAGAAGTGAAGCTGAGATCAGAACCTTTCTTAGAAAGAGTTTGTTCTGATAGAGAATATTCTACACTCCAACGGGTTCCTGCCTCAATTTCTTCAGGTGGTAGATATAGTTCAGTGTTACCTGTTACAAGTTCAGCCTCGTATACAAAGTAAGCACCACGTTGCTCCCCATCAGTACGAAGAAGTACCTTATAGAGATCTGGGTTCTCTCCTACAATTACATGTTGCTGGAAAAACAGTTTTTCTGAGAACCACAACATAAATCGTTGACCATGTTTACCTACTTCATCAGTAGCTGCAAATTCTGAACCACTTAGATCAGTAGCCTTTACAAGTGGAATATTCTTTTCTTCAGCACCTTGAAGCAACCATTCAAATTCTTTATCATCATCAAGATAATAAGTAGGATATTGCTCCATATATGAAATAAGGTCTTCACCAAGGTCAAGATATTCCAGTCTGGAAATAAAATCACCAATCATTTCAGGTTGCTCTCCAAACAAAGCACCAAGATGGTTTCGGGTAGTTAGCCCCGCCCAGTCTTTAGATTCGACTCTTATGCTGGGAAAACTAGATTTACTTACACTCATTTTCTATATATTTAATCAAATTAAACTTTTATTTATTTACCAAATTGATTCAAGAAATGGTTAATTGAATCCTTAACCTCTGGATCACCTTTAGGTCTTGAACCATTATTACCAGCTCCACCCCTTTTATCCAATGATTTAGCAGCATTCTCTAATTCTTGGTAGGCTTTAGACTTACCTGCTTTACTAAATACATCAAAGTTTGTAAAACCACTAGTAGCTTCAAACAAGTAATTAAGCTTTATTTCAAAATCAATAGGGTTCTCAGAGCGATATTTACCAATTTTATTTACAGGATTACCATAATCGTCATATGCTACTGGAGTAGTAATATTCTTTTGAATCTTATCTTTAAGACCTTTATTAATCTTTACACCAGGAATAATCTCCTCAGTTTTTTCAAGAGTCTGATTAAATTGATTAAGTTGTTCCTGTTGCTGTTGCTTAAGAGCCTCCTGTTGCTGTCTAGCTTGTTCAATAGCTTGTTGCTCCTCTTGTGATTGAAATTCTACAAGTTCATCTAAACTACTGAGAGCCTCCTCAGACAACTCACCTAGATCAGCTGTACGCTCAATCAATTTATCAATCTTTTCTTCACTGAATCTACTAGTACGTTTATAGTAGTCCTTTAGAATCTGTTTCTGCAACCCCTCATCTTGTACAAGGCTATCTTTATCAATTTTAGAGTATTGTGTATTCTGAGAATTAAACTCTAGTAATTTATCAAAAGGTACTCCTGCTTCATAACCCTCAATTAACTTCTTAACTTCAGGCGGTAACGTTTGTTTGTAATAATCAATTCCATTATATACTTCATTACGTGCAGCCTCTATTAGGCTTTCTGGAGTACCATCAAATTTCTCTAAATCTAGATTGGGGAGGATGCCTTCATCAACCAACAACTTTGCGTATGGAGCGAGAGAAGGAGAGTCATTGTTATCATCATTATTTTCTTCAGAAGAAGTTGCATCCTCCCCATCTGGATTATTATCTTCAGACTCTTCAAAATCATTTTCCTCGGTCTCCTGATTATCATCTAAGTTGTTATCCTCCTCAGAATTATCATCAATTTCATTATTTTGCCCCCCAAACTCATTATCCTGTTCAGTATTATCATCTTCAGGTGGTGTTTGAGTGGTCTCTTCTTCACCTATCATATCTGAGATGTCTCCCGCCATCATAAATAGGTCTTCACTAAACAAATTATTTTTATTCTCTTCGCTCATACTTAATATTAATTATTTGCAATTATAATATATTAACTTATACAATCCAAATTTATTCAAAAGTCTAATAGACCTAATAAAATATTCTTATTTTGCTACACTAGTTAAGAGTTGTTTTCGGACGTTTTTAGGGTAGTTACTAGACCTTACCCTACTCATAGCCCCACACTCGCAACGATAGACCGTATATCGGCCTGTATTAGTATAATACGAGCCTTCTGTATGCAGGTGGTCACTGCCACAATTAGAACATACTGGTTTATCTGATTCTAGGTATAATCCTACATTCGGATGTGCTTTAATATATGGTCTTAACTTAAGATATACTTCCTCTAATACTACCACATCTTGATCATTATAGGTAGACATTTCATCAATAGCAGCTTGTTCTCCCTCTAAACATCTGCGCCATAGCATAAAATCTGTCTTAATCTTTTTACCTACTCCAAAATATTCACCTAACGCATCTAATTTGTTAGAAGGAAATCTAAACACTTTAGAAGCCTCTTTCTTTGTATCAATAGATGTCGTTACAGAGTAAGGAGGTAGACCATTTAATATAGCCCTAGCATTCATCATAGGAACATCAAAACCATTTCCGTAGTGGGCAACAACCATATCAGCTTCATTAATAAGATCCCATAAACTTTTTACAATTCTATAATCATCAAATTTTTTAACCTCTTCTACGGTAATTTTATCTGACATTATCTCTGTACCGTATAACCATTTTGCAGACCACGTAAGCATTATAGGATCTTGTATAACTTGATCTAAACTAATATTCTCTTTAAACCTCCTCCATGTATAAGATATAGTTGGAGATGTTTCGATGTCAAATACCAGAATCTTTGGTAAGCTTGGATTTTTAAACCCCCTAACAATTCTCTTAGCTTCTTTAATAGTCTCTTTACTACATTTAAACCTTCTACTCATCTTCCCTGCACCACTTTGCATATATTTTGGAAACTTCCTAAACTTCTCTACTACTTGATCTAATGTCATATTAACGTTTAATTTGGTTGATAAAATAAAACCCTGTAACTATATATAAAGGGCTTAAATCTATTTGAAAGTACTGTTGTACTGCATAGAAGTTCATACTATTCCTCCCGTTGACCCATTTCCTTATCTATCAAAAGTATAGCGGAAGCATCCTTACCTGCAATATCCAACCTATCTAATATGTTAGAGAAACCTGCAACTTCATCTACTTGTTCTTGTACATACCACTGCAAGAATTCAAATGTAGTATGATCTTTCTCAGCCCAAACTTTATCAAGAGATTTTTTATAAGACTCTTCTACATAAATTTCATGATCCAAGGCTTTCTTAATAACCTCTCTAAAACTAGTAAACTTATTGTTAGCTGGTTTAACCTGAGGAGCTTTAGGTAAAGTTATCCTATCCAACATATACTGATATATTCTATCCATATGTTCCAATTCCTCTTGGTAATGCAATTTCATATAATGAGCTGCGCCTGTATAACCCTTATATTCTAACCAAGAATACATTGCTTTATATATTTGAGCTGCTTCCAGTTCCATTGCAATATGTTCATTTAATATAACCTGTGTTTTAGCAGACAGCATAGATTTTGCTCTACTGCCTAATAAAAGACCTTCAATATCGTTATTGTTTGCCATTGGTATTTGCTTTAGATTTACGACTTATTTGCTCCTGTGCTTTATTATGACGAATAGTTTCATTAAGTTTTTTACGATCAATCTCAATCTTAGCCTTAGCTTCCTCTGTATCAGCCTCGTGTTCACGCCTATCTAAGTCTAATTTCTCCTCAGCTATATCAGAATCAGACTGTTCTATATTCTGTTGATATTGTAAATCAGCCTTGTAACGCTCAGTTTCTGCATCGGTTTCAATCTCATAACGCTTAAGTTCTCTATCAGCTTCTTTTGAAGCCTGTTCAGCCTGTGCTATACGCTCTTGAGTCTGCTGCTGTAGTTGCTGCATTTGCTCCTCACGCTCAGCACGTTCTTGTTCATCACGTTCGATTCTACGAGACATCTCTGTAATGCTGTCACTTCTAAGTACATCAACTACAATACTCATACTAGCACCGTTTTGTACAGCAGCCTGACTAAGTTGTTTAAGTACTTGTCTAATTTCCATATCCTTAGAACTATTGGTAATAAATAGATCATACTCAGTAGATGCAAAATCCTCACCATTAAACTCAATAAATTGCCTAGACATATCATCTAGTACAAAATTAAGTTTTTTACTACTATGTTTTCGCCAAGCATATTTAGCTGTATCAAGTAGGGCCAACATTACCCTCTTCTTGGTCTCATCATGTACAAAGAACCACCTTTCAGTAATATGACTAGATTGGGTTACGGCTCTTTCAATACCCCCTACAGTTTCTCTATTATCTACCTGACCTAATCTTTGATCATTAACACCAGATATATCTCCAATCATTTTTTCAATGTATTGAAGCATCATCACAATCTGCTGTATATAACTGCCAATATTAGGATCTAATACTTTACCTGTAGTATTGAAGTTGCCAGCTAATTTACCAGTAGATGCACCTTTCTTACCCTCATTAAACGGGTCCGTAACGGCCCACCCCAGAGCTTCTGCATAGTACATCCACTTATCTATTTCCCAGTCATCTGGAACCTTCGATACATCTAGTTCATAAATGGGACCTTTATACTTAGCAAGTACCATTTCTAATCTGTACATATATACATTGAAAAGATACTGGTAGGGTTCCATTCTAGCCATTAAGGACTTACCGTAATCTGTACCTACATACCCCAGAAAACATTTTGATTTATTAACAAAATGACGCATTTGTACTTCTCTAGGTTGCATCTTAACATATATATCTTCACCTATTTTAGTACCTTCATAAGCTTCATTAATCCAAATCCACTTAACATTCTCACCAGCCTCTCTGTCTGGTTTATAGCTCTCGGGTACTAAACGCTCTTGCTCATCTCCGTTCTCGTCAAAATAAGTAAGTCTACCTATTTTTCTACGACCCAGCCACCTAGCTCTTACAACTCTTACATTGCCTTCATTATCATAAGGTAATCCAAACTTATAAGAATTCTGGTTAAATTCTGTAATATCAATAAAACCATCCCCGTCTCCGAAATTTAGATTAGAATAAATAGGTGGCAACTGGTTTCTATACCCTAGTGGGCTATCTTGACTACTAGTTAATCTATGAGCACTTTCAATACTATCTATTTCACTAGGCTTAAGATAATCATAAAACTCATCAATGACCTTACCAACAGGCTCATAAGTAATTTCTAATACGATATCAGAATCTTCTATTCGTTCTGAATCACCTCTACGTACAGAAAATACTGATCTAGGGTCTACTCTAGTGACTGTAGGTTCTTCACCTTCCACATCTACCCTATAAATTTCTTTACCAAATACTAGGGCATTTCTTATACCCTTATTAAATTTATCTTGTAGATCCTGTTCTCTCCACAAATATTGAAGTACTCTGGTAGCAGTTAGCTCATGCTTATCCTTCCACTCATAGGCCGCATACTTACCAAACTTAGAAATACGTTTTTGAACCTCTTGCTCTGAAAAAGATTCTGAAGTGAGTTCTTCAATAAGCATTTCCATTAGTATATCTGATAATTCAGTTTGCTGACTAGAGTATGTATCTAAATTCTTAGCACGAGCATTCCAATCGAATCTACGTTTAATTTCTTCACCCTGTAACAAATCTATTTTAGGTACAGATAATGGATAGTTTTTCATTGTAGCAGGAAATACAGCATTTTCTAGCTGCATTGGGTTAAATATTTCTTCAACCTCATCTGCGTCAATAATATCATTGTCCATATTATTCCACACCTCCATCTTACGATGCTCCTCTAGGTTTCTATTTAAACCTACGACCTCTGCCCCATTAATACAATCAATATACCATTGATTAGTTTTTTTAGACTCAGGTATCTTTTGTACAGGAAAATGTAGTGGGTAACTATTGTTATTGTGCATTATAATCAATTATTTTGACAATTATAGTATTATATTATGATTTATTCAAATTAAAAATAATTTTGTATAGTCTTTATCGAAACTTAAGCCTAGAGGTGATGTTATTACCTTTATAAGCTCTGTTCCAAAAACTATCTTGAGTTTTATTCTTAATACTCTGAGCCTTACTGGATTCGGTAACTTTCCTACGATCTTCTCTAAGTATCATTAACATTATAAAAGCACTTACACGGTCAGTATTAATTTCTTTAGAGTAGCTTATTAACTCCCTAATAAACGCAGGTGATTTTATTAATTCTAAATTACGAGTACCTTCCGGCTTATCATATGCCTGCTCTTCTAAATAACTAAGAGTCAAACTAAGCCCCCAATTAATAATTCTTTCATTAGTAGAAGTACCTACAGATTTATTACCACCCCCAGATACTTTCACAAGAGATTGATCTCTAAGTATTTCAGGAGTCTCACATAATAACTGTAATGAGTTTTTATTCTTAAAGTAAGCATAAGGACCTTTTATATTATTTTCATAGTTACAAATAGCGTTAAAGAACATTAGTAACCTCCTAGCTTGCTCATAGTACTCTTCTGCTACATAAGTACGTGCTGTATATTCAGCAACAATCCTGTCTGTCCAAGAATCTAGTACAAATATTGACTGTAAGGATTGTTGAACATCTTCATTACCGTCTAACATAATAGGGTCCCACCCTGCTAAATATCTACCAAAAGGTATGTTTCCATCAGAATCTCTTTTAGGTAACTCATATAATTCTATACAAGCTTCCATGCTTAAGCCTCGCTTTAACGGAAATTCCCTAATTACTTGCTTGTCAGATATTCTAGGAACAATTTTACCATCCTTAATATCCATTTCATAACGATAAGTAGCATTAAGAATAGAATCTTTAGCTTCTAGTTCAGCAAGTATATTATTAAGATCTTGCGTAGGAAAGAAATTACCTTCCATTGTCATAAAAACTTCAGAAGGTCTAATTGGTTGGTTGATTATTTCAGTAAGTAGCTTAACTTTATTATTAGATTTCTTAGCCCTTTCCCTAGCTTTTTCTATGGTAGCAAGAGCTTTCTCCTCATTAGAAATAAGGTTAGGCCCTTCTTTAAAATCATTTTGACCCTTAAAGGATGGTACAAAATATCCTATCTTACCTTTACCTTCCCAAGTGTCTTCAAACACTAAACAGTCATATGCCTCGGGATTATAAAATACATCTTTAAGCCATAGTGCTGTACCTGTAGTAGTATACCCCCCAGTGCCGAGCATATATATAGGAAGGTATTTATTAGATTGTTTATTAGGCTGAGTAGCCTCTACTGCACCAAGTACCTCATGTATTGAACTTAAAAAACCAACCTCTTCGAGAAATGCACGGGTTGGTCTTGTTCCGTTGGCGGCCAGTGGGTTATCTTGGAATGTTCTGTGTACAATACTGCTACCAGATAATGTGTCGTGTATTGGATTCTTAGCGCCTGGCTCCCAACTGCCACCTAGTTCCGGTAGTAACGGTGAGGGAAATGTTTTATCCTCACCATTAATTCTAATAGTGACTTCTCCTGGTAGATTATTAAATGAAAACTTTACTTTACTTAATAAATCAGCACTATACTTAGCTTCGATGGCCCCTACCAATGTCTGAGATATTGATACGAATTTCTTATCTTTACGACCTTGTAAATAAGCATCATAGTTTCTAGCCCCATCGGTTAATAGGGAATGTTGTATACAACTAGCAGTAAAGTACGATTTTCCATAACCCCTACCTCCCATTTCTAGAACGTTAAGAGCTTGATTAAGATATATATGTGGACCAAACTTTTCTGACATATCTGTACGCCAAAAATAAGTTCTAGCTGGCCAATATTCTTTTAAAGTACCATCTTTTTTAAATAAGGACTTGTAATTATCTTCTAGTATATTACCCTTATGATCTACACAAAACTCAGTGTAGATTTCTTCCTTGGTCATATTCTGCACCTCCCTAAGGCATGTATACTTAGGATCATCTCTAAATCCACTAAAACCACATGCTTCTGAATATATAAAAGCCTTCTCCCACTCTATATCACGAAACCATGGTTGACCTATACCTTGGACTTTCCTACCCCCACCAAGGAACTGTATAGTACTTATATTTACATGATAGTATAATTCTGGAGGACACCATCTATTACCAACCCACATACCCTCAAATATCTTACGCTTAACATCTTTAAAGAAATTAATACGCTCGAATTTCTGAGATATTGGATGAAATATAGGAACCTCTTTTATTAGAAAGTTATCGTTATTTACCATTTATTATAATTCACCTGACGCTGTTGCACTCTTAATCTTAGCATTCTTGTTAATATAATCCTCTTCCTCTAACTCCTTTTTAATCTTAAATAACTCCTCATAGATCTTAGCAGTCTTAGAAAGCATATCATCTAATTGCTTAGTATTATCTTTAATTAAGTTGCCTTCTGCATCCATATAACCAAATGTATATTCTTGTTCTGCTAAGAACTTATCTCTCTTCTTCATACGCTCCTCCCATGCAATCAATGATTTTTCTGATTGCGTTAAAGCTGCGTCAACAAAAGCATCCGTTAACTCTACTTTATCCCCCCAAAACTTATCAACATCCTTTTTCTTAATCCCTAGGAAATCAACCGCCATTCGCTCTTTTGCATCTGATAAGTAATACATATCAGATTTAGGATGATATACATGTGCAATAGCCCACATTAAATTGGAAGTAGTACCTTTACCACGGGACTTATCACCTTTCCATAGTTGTCTAAAGGGTTCTATTGTAGTAAATTGTGGGTTTACTTCCCAGAAATTAGCGTCTGGTGTGAATAGCTCTAAAATATTACGCATTAATATTCAACATTTTAAGAACTTGCTTAAGCTCTGATTTATTTTTGATGTAACCTGCAAATCTTGTGGGCCAATCCGGGTGAGGAGTCTCATAATCACCTTGGACTATCAAGCACCATTTAGAGCCATAAGTATACAAGATACTTACTTTATCATAAGTTCCTCTTGGATCTTTATAATCAATAGTAAACTCATCTAAGGAATTCTTAACCATTGCCCCTCCAGTGTGCTCAAACCCTAACTCTTCAATATCTTCTTTGTCTAAATACTTAACTCTAATTAAATGTGGATTATTTTTTACTGTAAAAGATATGTAATCTAATAATGACAACCTTCTAATACTAGCCTCTCTTTTTATAACAGATAGATTATGCAGTAGACTTTTATCACAGGACTCATTTGTCTGATATATAATATTAATGTATGATTCTTCTTCGTAAGGGATTGTGTATTCAAATTCAAAGCCCACACAAAATTCATCAATAGAAGGTGTATAATATTTATCTTCCATCTTTATATATATTATAAGGTGCTTTTAATGGGTAACTAGGTAATCGTTCATACTTAGTAGAAGTTGCATCTCTCCTGACTTCGCCTGTTATATCATAATATCTACCATCTATTTTAGTAATAATATGGTCTAAATCATAATACGGCTCTGCATTAGGGAATACACTCTTTAGTATTAAGTAGAAGTGGTAACAACTACCTTCAGTATATACTTGTTGAGACCCTATAAAGGAGTCTCTTATAGTTGATATAAAATCTTCAACAATGGGTGTGTAATTTTTACTGTCCTTCTCCATCACTCTGCTTCTTTAAGTACTTACTAGTCATATGATCTATTTTAGCTTCTGATGCTTCAAATGTGCCTAATCTTCTAAGTAATACTGTTTCAAAGGTATTATAATCTCCTTTAACTCCTTGACCTATAGCATGTTTTAAGAACTTAAATTGTGAGTCAATTATCTCTTCTGCGGTACCATATGGTATATTAAACTCTTTAGATAATTGTCTTATTAAGTCCCTGACTGGTTTCTGTATAACTTTACGCATATTGAATTAATTTGAATACTTGGTTCTGTAAAGATAAAGGTCATAGTACAGCTCATCATGGTTAATTTCCACATTATAGGTATACCTGTTATCCCCTGCTGTAAAATTATCTAGTACATCTCTAGAGTTATTACTCGCTTTAACCAATGATTCTAAATCTTTACATTGTATCCTGGCTATTTGATTCTTATTTAATTCCATCTATAAATCGTTTAATTCGTTCATATCCTACATAAATATCATCTACTTCTCCCATGTTATTATATACCTGTAGTATCATAGCACCTTGAGAGTTCTGTAGAAACTCATTATCAAATTCATCAAAGCCCACTTCGTAAATATCGTCGAATTCATCCATATTTTAACTATTTAATATGTAGCACAATACGTAATTATGGGTCCATTCCAAGGAGGTGTTCCAGTAGTATCCGGTCTAACCCAAGGTTCAATAGGGTGGTAAGGTATTTGTATACCACTGCTGGGTTTAACTACCCACTCATCATCTACCATAAGTTTCTTACAAATGTCTAAAAAATCCTTGTAGTTTATATCTTCTGTAATATATAGAATTTTATTAGAAATATCTACTGTAAATATCATATTATACCTCTTTAAAATTGAACTCTAGTTTATAACCATCTTTATATCTTACTGTATCTAAAAAGGGTACTAGTGTATTCTCCTTAGTAAGTAGTTTATGCCTTCTAAGTATTGATAAATTATTGTTAAAACTATCGGCTGTAATACCTACTTTTAACATCATCTCTTTACGTGTGCTAGTATCAAATACCATCTTACGTCTGATATTATCCTCTAAGTCACTATACTTATCATTCTGATACATTATTTCTGCTAATACATCTAATTCTTTAGGTCTAAGCTTACTTACAGGGGGGATACTCCTAACAAGCTCTAAGAATTGCCGAAAGAACTTATCCTTATTAGTCTTAATTGGAATCTGCTTCATATCTACTGTACAATATTAATTCCATAAATTGATTTATTCTTAACTAGCTTCCAGAATAAACTAAGCTGCTTTGGTGTTAGTTCTGTAATAAGATTACCACTTCTAAGTGGGCTACCCTCTAGAAACTCATACTCATCATTACCTCTATACCTAAGTGCATGTCCCTCAACATTATAGTAAATCTGGTCTTTTTTAGGGATTGCTACTTCTTTAAGAGGTTGTGTATATTTATAAAATAATTTACCTACTTCAATCATTATTTCAAATCTTTAGTGTCGCCAACAAATGTTTCTCCTGTATTCAATAGTCTGCCGAGGGAATCATTACCTTCCCAACCATTTTTACCTAGTTCTGCTAATACTTCATATGTAGGATATAGTTTAGATAACCATACTACCTTACCCTTTTTATAATGCTTTAAGGACTTATCCTGAGCTTTTCTATACATCTTATACTCCTCTTGAGTCATCTCCTCAGGTCTCTCTGTTATAATGTTCATACACTTAATTTAAGTTAATAATTGAGGCTGATACAGGAGTCGAACCTGTGTTGCTGGAGTACAAAACCAGAGTGATAACCACTACACTAATCAGCCATACGCCAGGCTCCCACATTCCTGGCATGTTTACCTAAAGTTTTTCCTACTGTTACAACGTTGATTCGTCTTAATGAGTAGGCTTGTCCAGGGTGGTAAAATTATCCTTTAACCCTTGTGGTTTTAAAAAACTTTAATCTACCTTATAGTTAGTATCAGTAGTCCACAATAGTAGATTATACTGATCTGTAAGCATAAAGGTATCTTCTCCCTTCTTATAGTAATAGACCCCAGCCTTCTCATTCTTCAAGTCTACTGCTACGTTACCCACATCTACCTTCTCCACTTTATCACCAATCTTAATAATCTTAAAGGTAGCCTTTGGTGTTAGCCCAATTGTATCAGGCATAATAATACTTGACTTCTTCTGAATTACTCTAATTAGTACAAATGTAGGTGCTAGGTTAAGTTTATCAATATCCTCAATAACACTCAAATCTCCTACTGGTACTGTCTCCTTATTCTGCTCCATACTGTAATATTATTTATAATTAATAATTGCGTAAATAACTATTCCTAAAGGAATCCAAGGCATAACGACCAATAATATCTGTAAAACTGTATCCATATTGTTAATTATCCACTGTCTTGATCCCGAGTCAAGGCTCTCAAAGTCACCATCATCTAAAACTTCTTCTGTAAATTCCCTCATAGTCATATTACACTGCTTAAGTGCGCCGTATATTAAGCCTGAGGCGACCAGCATTGCTATTAAATGAAATACCCAATACATAATTACTTATTATTAAGATAATCTTCTAGTTGGTTCTGTAATAGATTAATAGATTTACGTAGTGTAGTAGACCATGTATCATCTACTACTTCATTCCCTTTAATGTAAGCTGCGTTATGGGGTGCTGTAGTATCAAACTTAGATTCCCATATAACCTCACCGTCCTCTTCTTCTGGGTAAATCTCTTCTCCTAAAGCCGCCAGTGTCTCTACATATAGATTCTCAGCTGCTGAAGTAGCCTCACTTATTACAAAATCACCATTCTTATCTGTTAAGGTTCCACTATTAACTACAGGTGTCAATACATTTAGTACATTCAATAAAAACTCTTCTCTACTCATAATTACTTAGTTGATTTCAACAATTCTACAAACTCTTCATATCTCATATAAACCCTACTGTAATCCAGTATTGAATCAGTACTTACATCTACATTACCATCACTAGCTTTCTTATAAGCTATAATTGATTCAGGTCTAACATATAAATCAATCATTTCAATATACTCATCCTCATCAATCTCAGGCTCTTGCAGATTATCTGGTTTAATGCCAAGATTCTCCGTCTCTTCAACTTTCTCATAATACTTATCATACTCTTTCTGAATAGCCTCGACTGATTCAGGTGTCATACTCTTAATAGGTAATTTAATAAACCCTTCTACTTGCTCCATACTTAATTATTTATTATAACGTTTCTTTAGTTTAGCTAATTCTTCCTGAAACTCATCATTGAGTTTAGGTAAATATTTATTTTTAAAGTATTCAATATCCTCTTCATCTAGTGATATTAATTTACTTGGATAGTTACCCCACGTAATGGTACCTGGATAACTCGTATTATAAGCTAGCATGAAGTTGTGGGTAGGCATTGCTCTATGAAGATCTAATATATCTTTAGGATCTATGCTGTCGTTAAACTTGCGATTAACTTCATCCTCCTTTAGCAATTCTGAAAATCTAAGTAAATCATTCGCCATACATTATTGTTTTAATTAACTGATACAAACATAATACTTTTTTCTGATATATGCAAATATTTTATAAACTTTTTTATATAAAAAATCCCCAGGTAGTAATTACCCAGGGACTAAAAACAAATTATTATGAAAACGTACTATTATAAATACTTCTTTTTAAACCAATTAACATCAAAGTTAGGACATGTTTTATTACTGTCATAGTGGTAATGCCCTTCAACCTCCTTAATACTAAATTCCTTAGTATAGTACTTAATAAGCATAGCTAACATCTTAAACTGGCTTTCAGTAAACTTATTCTTACCATGTAAGCATATACCTATAGAATCACCATTATGACCATAAGCATGTGCTCCCACATCTCTAATATCTCTACCTACTTGTATATTACCATTAGACTGTATAAAGTAATGATAACCAACACCAGACCAACCACGCTCTTTATGCCATCTATCTATTACAGATATATCATCGTGTGAATCAATATCACTATCACTACAGTGTATAATAATTTTATTTATTTTTCTCATACTACAAATATTTAAACCAACTAAACAGTTTCCTATTAGTTAAATAATTTGAGTCATCTTCATACATATTAGCCTCTACTTCAAAACTAATACTCCTATATGCCTTTAAATGGTCTTTATACTTAATATAATGCACTAAGTACTCTACACCATACCAAATATAGAATAATAGTATAAGAAGCTCTAATTGCTGCTTTAAATGAATCTTTTCATGGTTAATAAGAGAATCAACGTCTTTTAATTCCTTATTCCTAACAAATATAAAAGGCCATATAGTAATTGCTAAATAACCTTTTGGAACTAAATACTTACTTACTATTACCATGATTAAGTTGTTATGAATTAAATATAACGATCCCTTATAGATCGTCCCTTTTGGATCGAGGACCGTTAATTTGAGCCTTTCGTGCATCGTCAGCAGTGCTTTCATTTCTGAATACCCAGGGATAACGTTACAGTGTCCATTCACCAGAGTTACCTTATCTCTATTCTATCCCAACTGTTAACTATACCTTTGCGAACTCGGTATAGCCGACTACTCAAATAATTTTTGTGACTATCGGGGACATCTCATCGCTATGTTCAGATATTATTTCAATCCTGCAATTACCACCCAACTTCTGTCCAATACTAACAATGTGCTTTCAAGGAGTACCTTGGTTAAAGGGTCACGTTGCAATATTAATAAATATTTCTGTAATATCCAAATAAATTCCAAATTATTTTTATAAAAATCCTGTTTACTATAGACTTTATATTAATATCGTATAAAAAGACCCCCGTATCTTCTTATATATAATTGATACCCCCGGTTGTTTTATGGGTGAAAATAAGCCCCCCCCCTATCAATTTATTATATATCATATATGTGTGTTACAATACTGCCATAAATAGTTGATCTGGGATATAGCTGCTGTTAATATTCTAGGGGTTATAGGTGTGGATTTTAATACTCCCACAACGCCCCTCCCCTCCTAAACATTGGGCTTACCCCCGTATTGTTTAACCATCTAATTATACTCAAATGTCTAACTTATCATTTGGTCAATCCTGGACTATCGACCAGCTCAAGGAAGAGCAAACGTCCTCATTCAAGGTAATTCGTAAAGAAACTGGTTTCTGGTTCCAATGTGGGGCAGTAAGAGGCCATGTGTCTGATAAGATCGACCTGTCTACAGCAAAACCTCATGAGCTACTGGTTAGTCAAGTCACTGTACCTGACACTGGCGAGACCTTCCTAATGCTGCACAAGCAGGGCTCTGGCGAAGTAGCTGTAGAGTGGTAGAGAGTGCCCTTCGGGGCCTCTTTATTAAGTTAACAGTGTATTAATATATCCGACTCACACTGATAGCTCCTTTCCTAAATCTTGGCACTGTTGCCACATAACCACTAAACAATTTAATTATGACTGATAATCAAATAATTGTTCAACAATACCAAGAGATATCATTCCTCGCAATGTATATTATACTTGGTATATTAGCTACATTGATATGGTATCAACAGTGGCGTAAGGAACACAAGTCTAACCGTTAATCAATTTATTATGAAGAAACATACCTTAGTATACAGTACAAACCCAAGAGTTCATGCTAAATTGTGTGAACTTAGTGGTAGAAGGAATAGATTACATACGTCTATTGTTAGTAGTACTACAGTAGGTAAATCATATGAAGCTATGATTGTATGTGAATCAGTCAACCAAGCTGCTAAAACATCATTGTTTACTGGTCAATTCAAGGGTAGTAGACATATTGGTAGACGCAAGAAATCACTTCATTTGCCTACATTAAGACAGATGAAGAATCACATTGGTTAGTGGTTAAACAATCGTCCTAAGCATGACGTAAAACTGCTTATTTAACTTGATATAAGTTGATTACTTATACCTGTAAAGGTAAAGGTTATTAATGTAGTTAATACATTATATATAGTAATACATAGTTGTAGTTCTATTACTACATCCACCTCACCGCTCCGCCTCCTTTCCTAAACTCTGCTGCTGCACATTGTAGTAGTATATAACTAATTATTAATTAATTTAAAACGGATTTATTATGGAACTTAACAGGAATTTAACTAATGATCAACTGTTAGCTGATGCTAATATTAAGGCGTCTTTAGATGCAGGCAAAATTGTCATTATTGACAAAGTGCCCACAGCCAACCCGGAGTATACCAACTTGTATTTCATTGGTAAGGTTGAAGGTCTTGCCAGTAGTAATACTGGTGTAAGTAGCCTTGCAGCTCAATTACTTGGCTGGAATAACTCTGATATCTATATGCGTAGTATTCAGAATGCCAATACCGAAGTAGCTAATCAACTGCCTATTGGTAGTGCTCTTCCAGGTACTATTAGGGTTGTTGATAGTACTGAAAAAGCATTTGATAACCAGACAAGTCGTATTGATAGAGATGGTAATCATTTGTTGCACAATGGACAGCCTATTTACCGTAATACTGAGATATGTACTATTGAGGAGTTGGCTGAGAAAGGGCATTATACACTTGAGGTTACAGAGAAAGTACCCAGTAGGAGCCAACAACCAGTCAATCAACAACAACCAGTTGGGGCAGAAGTTGAACAAGCTTCAGGTAATACTGTAGGTAATGTAACGCAACAGACTGATAATGTGGGTGGTACACCTTCTTCCTCAGTCAACAACCTTTTAGGTGGTCAAGCCTAAGTTTAACTGATAATTATAATATGGTCCTGGTAGCTAATACAGTTACTGGGACCTATTATACTTTTATTAACAAATAACAGTTTGTAATATGCTACAACACAAAACAATTATATGCAGCTCAGAGAAATTTGATGACAAATTTAACAGTTGGCTCGAAGAGGTAAATAAACAGTCACGTATTTCGATAGGAATTAAATCTATTAAACATGATGGGCAAAGTCATTACATATTATATCAGAAACATGAAGAAGATTGGTATATTGACGATGATGACGTTGGTATGATGTAATTTTATTACCTATTTTAACCAAATAACTATTTGTAATTAATCTAACTTAATGATAATTTAAAAACACTTAATGAAACGTAAACAATATTCTGATACTGAGATCAAGGTAATCTGAGATCAAGGTAATCTTAGATCAGGTTAGGTTATATCCAGATAATTTAAAATACGCATTTCAACAAGCATCAATTAAGCTCAAGAATAGGAGCTGGCAAACTATTAGTATGAAATGGTATAATGACTTACAAAAGAGACCAGAAGTTATGGCTATTACTTGTGGGTCATCAAAAGGCTTTACTAGTAATACCAAGAATACTCATAATAAAGATAATAGCCTATCTGAACGGAAACTTAACAGTGCCTTATGGGTTATTAATGAGTTCTTATCATTACCTACTGAAGAACGTAAAATGGTCGTTAAGATATTAAGTAATACTAATTAAATAATAAACACAATAATATTATGAAAAATATTCGCAACAACAATCGCAAATCATCAGCAGGTAGAAATACTCAATTTGTTCAAGTTATCAAGCGTGATGATAATGGTAAGCCAATTACCGACAAAGCAGGAAATAATATACCTATTCCTGGTAAATTCAAGTGTATTAAACATTAAATAATAATAAACTCTCATCCAATTTGCTGGTACTTCGGACTATTAGTCATCGAAGTAACTCAACTTCTAAGCAGTAGTTGTGAGAGTTTATTTTAATATAAATAACCAACAAATCAAATAGACAGAGTAATTACTAAGCAGTTGAGCGATAGCCCTTAATAGAGATACTATATGCCAATGCACAGCCTTACGAGGTGGTATCATCCTTCTTAATTAGTGTATGCAGGGAGTACTATTACAGACGTTTTTACTCAAACAGTTAGCTACTGTAGTTTAGGAGATTGATGATATGTTCTAGCTCTTAGGGCTACAATCTGTGAGTTGTAAAGCCAGCGTGTCAGATAACAATAAATGTCATTCTAACTTTAGCGAGTTGGTGTTGGTTATTTTAAAATATTTAATTATGGAACAATTAATATTATCAATATACACAATAGGTATATTCATAGGTATTATTATACTTAGAATTGATTACCTTGAGCATAAAAATAATATGTATTATACATATTATTATGAAGATCCTATTCCTTGGGCTGTGATAGTATTCTGGCCATTCTTTTGGGGGCTATATATAATATTCCTGATAGGTAAATACCTATTTAAAGGCATATTTTACATACTAGATAAGCCATTAAAATGGTACATTAATAAGTATAAATGAAACACTACACTAAACCAACTATCAATAAAATATCATTAGATAGTTTAATTAACTTACATATGTGTTCAGAACATCCAGGAAACGGTAATCATAATGGTCATGGGAATGATGGAAATCACAATGGTCATGATAATCCTAACAATCCTTGGAATTGTCAAAGTAATACATTTGTAAATAGCCCATTTAAACAATCACCTTTTGAATAATTAAATCATGAAGAAACTAATATTTATATTACTAGCATTATTTACATTAGCTGGTTGCACTAAGCCTACATTAGAAAATAGTGTAGAAGATTCAGATAAATTCACAACAGTTGAAATGCAGAACCTACCTAAAGATACCGTAGTTGTATCTGTTGATGGTACTAAAGTCTATATATTTAACGATAACAATACTGTTGAGTATCAGGCTGAATTAATGAATGTAGATACAACGTCTATAAATTCATTCTTCTTGTTCATGACTGTAATGCTATCAATAGGATTTATACTAATATTCTTTACTTGGTTATTTACTGATTAATTAGCTTATTAAAAACTCTCTAATCTACAAGAGTTCTATTGTAAACGGAAGCTATTAAAGTATTGCTCAATAACACCCAGCAATTGCAATTAGTTTAGGAGTAGATTATATAGCGAGATAGTTTGAATAGGTAAAACGTTTAGGTGCGCACGGTAACAAGACTAAACATATGAGTTCGAGTCTCATTCTCGCTACACTAATTAACTATTGTAAAACTTCATTAAAAGTTAAAGTTATGAAAACAAAGAAAGTAAGACCTGTATTGGTTAAAAGTAAAAAACCTACTAATATATTACTTAGTGGATTTGGAACGTTATTTATAACTCCACCTATGAAACCAAAATCTTCGGATATATATCAACAATTAATCCTAATCTCATTAGAAGATGAGAAGATTGAAGTTGGAAATTTAGCTTATAGATTATCTACCAAAGTATTAAAAAATATGAGTAAAACAGCCAACTGGTTTAGTTGTGGATGGAGAAAAGTAATAGCAACCCAAGATCAACTATCTCCAGAACTAGTACAACAATTAGTTGATGAATATAATAATGGGGGTATGAAAGATTTTGAGATTGAGATGGAAAATTATTCGAGATTTGCTAAAGTTGGAATACCCCCAAGAAAAGCACTTTGTTCTTTTCCAAATGAATTTAGACCAAAATTAACTAACGGCTTTGTTACTGTTGTAGATAAAGAAAAATCTACTAGAAAACAAGCAATGAAGTGGTGGAATAAACAAACAACACTTACGCAAATTAAGTGTACAAGTGATTTTATAAGTAAAGAACGTAATTTTGCAACACTAACTGGTAGAGAAATTGAAACTATTTGGAGACAATGGCATGAAGACTTTGTAAGCAAAGCAATGGGAGATAATAAAGAATTGGTTGATTTTGAAATGCTTAAGTACAGTTTACCTATGTTTGAAGCTTGTGTTGATAATTGTCAGCCAGAATGGAATAAATATACAAACAATCTAAAATTATTCTTTCAAAAACTTTCAGAATCCGGCAGTTTTGCACATAAAGCTCACAAAGAACTACAACGATTAAATAAGTAGCTTAAGACTATATTTAATACAATGATTGACAACACATCAAAAATCTTGCTGACTGTTAGCAGAGGCAAGTCACTTACTAAGGTAGGTGCTTACAAAGAAGCAGACGTAACTGTTAAGAATCCATTTACTACTAAAAGTGGTAGATGGAGACAGCTGAATTCAAGTCATTTTCGTTCAGAAGATGGGGAAGAAGTAATTATTCACAAACCAATACAAACAATTCATCAACCGGAGTACAAAGAATCAACCCAAGTAGTTAATCTTGGTTATCACTTCATTCAAAATGCATTGACAAGACCAAGTAGACCCAGAAAAGGGTTCTATCATTGGATTAAAACTCCTATTGGTAAACTATTCCAAGATTGGAAGCACAAGTCTGATGAGCAGAAACTCCAAGTACATTTGGAAGAATTGGCTGAATCTCTCGGAGGAACAGTTAAAAGTTGGGAATTATTGTAAACAATATAAACAGGGTCAGGATAAAACCTGGCTCTGTTTTAAACTGATTAATTATGCTATACATTATTTTACTTATATTATTAGTATTACTAGTAATAATGAGTTTATCCGCAGTAATTGTACACAGTAGTAACTACAAATACTATAGAAAGTACTATAAGTTACTACCTACATATGAGTGGTATAAATGGCCTTTCTTTCAACCTACAATTGAGTCAAAGTGTGAGACAATAATTTATTTCAGCGATGGGTCAATTAGATTCCCAGGAAATAATTACTTACATGATTATTTTCCAACATATATGGACCCATATTCATTATATTGGTTACTTAAATATAAGAGGTGGTTTAAAAACAATATAAATATTAACAATTTAGAATACAATTAACTATGATACAGTTTATATTTCTTGGATTACTAATAGTATTCTTCTTTGTAATGATTAGAGAAGATGTCAGAGACTGGTCAGATAGCTTCAATATTGAACCAGAAGATCTTGATGAACCTGGTTATGATCAGAAGTATAATAGCAAGCATAAGGCTAAAAGAGATGCTATTGTAGATATGTCTGAAGAAGGTATGAATACCATGTTATTAAAACATGATAACTTCTTTAAAGAAACTTATTGGTAATAGTTAAACAAATGTATATGAAGGATGATAAATTACCTGACAAATGGTGCATTAAAGTTACAGAAGAAAATATTGATACATTATCAGATTGGAGAGTATCACAAAGATATCCATGCGGAGATAGAATAACTAAAGTACATGGATATATATCAAATACAGGTATAAGTGAAAGGCTGGATAAATATACAGGAGCCTGGTTTCTGAGTGTTCCTCTAAGTCATACAGAAATAACATTTGAACAATTTAAAAAATATGTATTAGGTATGGAAGATAAGAAGATTATTGGCTATAAGTTGAAAGATTCATATAGAACTTATATGAAATCAGCTAACTTAATACTAGGACGTAGCTTTGTATATCCTTTGGCTGACTCTAGAATAACATCACCAGGTGATATTGATAGGTTAAAAGAAGCAGGTGTATTTGATTTATGGTTTGAACCAGTTTATAAACCTGAATTTAAAGTAGGAGATTGGGTCTATGGTTGGCACTCAAATACTGGTAAGTATGTAGGCAAAGCATGGAAGATTGATGCTATTAGCTATGATTACATATATGTTAATCCAGAAATAGGATATTCAACTTATATTAGTTCAATCAGAAAAGCCACTCCTGAAGAAATTAAAGCAGCTAAGAATAAATTACCTGTAATTAATGGTTACGAAGGTATAGAACTTAGTGATAATCGAGTCAAATATGGTTGTAAAACTGTATTTGCAAAAACTCTAAGAGAATTAATTGCTTTAGGTGTTGAAAATATTAAAATAGAGGGTACTCCTACTATTTATCGGGAAGAAATCGAACAAATCCTCGAATACTTTGATAATAAATAACAATATAGGGAAGAGATCTGACCTTATTAGATCGTTCAGTAGTATACTGACTACCCTATTTAATACTATATTTATGAACGGAACTATTATAATGATGACTACAGTACAATTAATGTCTAATGAACAACAAAAAGATATTAATGCTGCTTATAATGCAGGTAAGGTAGAAGCTAAACAAACTGAATCAGATGTAAAATATTTATTATGGAAATGACATTAGCAGAAGAGAATATTATTGATGCATCTATACCAGATGTAGGAGATGTTGAACTATTAGAAAATATTTATGAGCAGTAATATTAGTTGGGCTAAAAACATGAGTAGTTATACTGGTAAGGAATCTGTTAAAAAGAAGTCTAAACCCGGTGTAACTACTCATAAAGAAGTTGTAACTAAATCTAAAGAAGAGTTATTGGCTATGATAGATGAAGTTACAACTGAATTTGAGAAGAAATATCAACAAGAACCTACTGTAGAAATAGGTAATTGTTTAGTTAATTTAAATAGTATTAAATTAGATTAGTATGATAGTAGAAATAGGTAAAATATATGAGCATGAAGATTTTGGACTAATTAAAGTACTAGGTAAAAGTTCAGTATCTCCCAGTTATGTTAAGGCAATAATGTTAAAAGTAAACGAAAGTGCTGTATATAATATATTAATTGACAGATTAAGACCAATGACTAGCAAATCAGAATATCCAAAAGAAATGTTAGTAGGGGATTATGGTGATACCAAAGCACGTAAAAAAATAGTATTAGGTTATTATCCAGAACTTCCAAAACCTTATTTAGTGCAAGGAGAAACATCAGAAGAATATTTTGGATATGATTATGCAAAAGATATTCCACGAACTAAAGAGGTAACTATGCAAGAAATTGCAGATAAATTTAATATTCCTGTTGAACAATTAAAAATTAAAAAATGACTATAATAATTATAATTGGAATTATAATAATTGGCTTAAATTTACTTAGATTTTTATTAGGAAATTATTTTGTATTAAAATCTAAAAAGTATAATATTAAACTTAAAGTTTGGAATATTGTGGAAACATTATTGATGATATTCACTTTTGTAATATTAGTAATAAAATATTTTAAGATATGATTTGGATAATAATTAGTATAGTAATATATTTGTTGAGTGCTTATTATGTATGGAGGTATCTACACATAGCACATTCTAAAGGTGGCAGATGGGAAATGATAAATACTGATAAAGAAGATGTTGCATCTGTTGTAGTACCGATTTTAAATACAATTATAGCAATTGGGCTTTTATCTGAAGATAGTCCTTATAAACACAAACAAAGCACTAATAATAAATTCTTTAAAATTAAATAACATGGTATTTTTTCTGATGATGGCAATATTTATTGCTATTTTTATACTAATATGGAGCGCATATGAGTTAGCAGATTATATAGACGATAGATATTGGGTAGATTTTGATATAATATTTCCAATAATTATATTAGTAGAAATAGCAGCATTAATGCAAATTGTTTACTCATTGTTAACAAATTAAGTATTTGACAAAACTTTATAAAACATATTAAATGATTATTGAGATTGATTTAGTGAAGTTGATTAGGTGGGAACTCAATATCAATGAGTATTTAACGTTACTTAAAATTGAAGAGAAAGATAATTATGATATTCCCTTTACAAGTAGTAGAGAAGTAATTAATAGTTTAGTTGAAAAGAAACTAATAGAATTCAGTGAGGACGATAGTGTTGTATATCTTACAAGTAAAGCTCTTAAAATAGTTGGCAAAGAGAAAGTTAACTTTGATGAGTTATTTGACTTATATCCCTATAAAACACCTACTGGTAGAATATTACGTACTAAGAATAAAGAGCAGTTAGGTAAATTGACTAGAGATTATAAGTTATTATCAGAAAAATATCTTAGGAGGGTTAAGAATATTGAATTACACAATACTATTATCCAAGCCACTAATTTAATGCTTAAAGACTATAAAAGACGTGGAGCATTAGATTATTTGAAAAAATTAGAAACATATATCAATCAGAATGGTTGGGAGCCTTATGTAGACCAAATTGTTGATAATGTACCGTATAATGAAGGGGGTAACGTAGAGCGATTATGATATATGATAGAGTATTACATAGTATTAAGGAGAATAAGCGTGTAAAAGAGTCTGGAGGTATAATTGCTATACCATGGTCAAAACAGTTTCCTAGGCTATCTAAAGTACTTCCTGGAGTGCGTAAAGGTCAGTACACAATAATAACTAGCGGCACCAAAGAAAGCAAAACGCAGCTTACAGACCATCTATTTGTATATCAACCACTTGACTGGTTATTGGATAATCCAAAAGTAAATATAGATTATAAAGTATTATACTTTTCATTGGAATTGTCCAAAGATATGAAAATATTACAAGCCATTTGTTATAGGTTGTATACTAAATATAATATTCTAATTAATCCCGACCACCTACAATCAGTATTTGAGGGGTACACTGTAGAAGAAGAAATATTATCAATACTAGATTCAGATGAATTTAAAGAATGGATGGATTTCTTTGAATCAAAAGTAGAGATAATTGATAGTGTTAGGCACCCTACAGGTATATCTGTAAAAGTAGAACAATATGCCAAAGAAAATGGTATAAGCCACTATAAAGAAGTAGATGATTGGGAAAATCCTGGTAAAAAACGCAAAGCATTTGATTATTATGAACCAAACAATCCAGAACAAATAGTTGTACCCATAGTAGATCATGCTTCATTAATGTCGGAACGTGGTAAATCTGTATATGAATGCATTAAATCACTGTCTAGTGACTATTTTATTAAATTTAAAAATAGATATGGGTATTCACCTGTTCTAGTACAACAGCAATCTTCAGACAGTACTAAACAACAATTTACTAATAGAGGTGATACAGTATTAGATAAAGTTAGACCTGATAGAGAAGGCCTAGCTAACTGTAAAGATACTGCACAAGACGCAACATTAATGTTAGGTATATTTAGTCCTTATAAGTATAAGGAAGAGGAATATGAAGGTTGGGATTTAACTAGAATTAGAGATTATCATAGAGAAATATCTATTATGCTTAATAGAAGTGGTAAAGCTAATGCAACTGTACAAGCTTACTTTAATGGAGCTATAAACTTATTTAAAGAGCTTCCTAGAGAACCTAATCCAAATATATATAGATTTGTAGATAAACTAAGACTTAAAGAAGAATCTTACGGATAATAATATTAAACTAACAATTTATGATTAAAGTTAAAAACAATTACCAGAATCATCGAGAATACTGGAAATCTAAAGAGTATTTAGAAAAACTATTTGGCAGGAATGTTAATATCAAGTCAAGCATGGTTCAAAACTTCTTAAATACTATTGACGGTATTCCAAAAAGTGAGAAATATACTATTGCAGCATATGGAAGTCTATTAAATATTAGTGATATATTCAGAACCATGCCTACTGCTGATAACTTTAGAGCTGGCATTATTCGTGGATACACTAGGATATTTAATATTGGAAGGCTAGGACAAGGATGTTATCTTAATATCCAACCATCTGACTATATTAATAAATTAACTTGTAACTTTATTGATATTAGTTACGAAGATTTACCTGAATATATTTTAAGAGAGGGTTATTATAATATTGAAATACTTGATCCTAGTGATTATATAGACAGTATTTCTGGGAATGTAAATAACCCTGTTCTTACAGTAGTAGGTGATCAAAGTATTATTAATCAAAGTATTGGTATAGAGCCTCAATTGAATTATGTACATCTATGTCTTACAGGAATGAAAGATGTTGCTGGTTGGAGAGGTGTACAAGAGTTTCTAAATGAAACGATATGTTATAGCAACAGAGAGAATAAGTATATTACTCTAAAAGAATGGCTTAAATCTATGGATCTAGCACAATATTTAGTAACTAATAACTACAGTTCACGATGAATAAAATATATTATTATCAACAGGAAGTTAAAATAGGCGATAAGGTGGTTATTAATGGTGTGGCCCTAAAAGTCACAGAACAACTTATTGAGGATAATCCTGATTTATTCAAGGTAGCAGAAGAGCAAGAGATACTGGAATATGTTGAATGCACTAAATTGGTTAGGGGTAACACTTGGCCTGCAATAGGAGAAATACTACCAGTAACAAAACCTGACTGTAATGGCCAACAAGCAATTCATAATGTATGTATGGTAGGAAGTATTTTATATAAAAACTGCTTCAAGCCATCCACAAAAGAAGCATGGCTCTTACAAGAAGCTAAGAGAAGGTATCCTAAAGGGACTAAGTTTAGAAGTGCTGCACAGCCAGACAAACGAATTATAATATCTGACGGAATTTTTAATATATGGGCATCTGGAGCTGGAGTTAGCACCAATGGGATGTTAATATATTATAACGATCAATGGGCAGAGATTGTCAAACCTCTATTCACTACTGAAGATGGAGTAGAGATATTTAAAGGAGATGAGTATTGGTGGTTTTATGATGGCTTAGATCCAAAAATAATGCACGCTTCGGACGGTGCTCATGAAAATTCAGGCAAGAAGCCTAATGCAAAATACTTCTCCACCTGTGAAGCAGCAGAAGAGTATATAGCTAAACACAAAGAGAAGACATTGGAGGACTATGAAAGTGAGTTAGATGAGATAACATCTATTAGTGGATACTCCGTTTACAGATGGCTGAAAGATAATGATAGGAAGCTATATTACACTAAAGTGCTTAATGCCATTGCAGATGATTTGAATGATGAAAAATGTGTAAATCGAATATTTATCAAACGTCATGGTGGAGATTATATTCCTATTTTTGACAAAGAATCATTACGTGGCACTCCCATGTTCGCTTCTAAATCTGATGCTATGAAAGCCATTAAGATAATGGGTGACAAACTTGATATAATATTTACAAACAATAAATTATTTTAATTAATGAGTGAACTTATAGGTATTGTAGGAGCAAGTGGTACAGGTAAATCAACTGCTATTCATGGCAATGAGAAGCTAGGTATTAAAGGGTTAGATCCTAAAGAAACTCTTATTATCAATGTAGCAGGTAAACCTTTGCCATTTAAAGGCTGGAAGAAGTTTTACACACCTTTTGAAGGATCTAAGGGTAATTACTTATCAGATAGTAACCCACAAACAATTGTAAAGGCATTAGATTTTGTAGACCAAAAGCGTTCTGAAATTAAAAACATTATTATTGATGATGCTCAATATATAATGGGATTTGAATTTATGAATAAGGCACTAGAAAAAGGGTTTGATAAGTTTAATGTGCTAGGTAAAAAGTATTACGACATATTTGACAAAGGGAGACAACTTAGGGATAATTTGAGAGTATTTATATTAAGTCATTCAGAGGAAGTACATAAAGATTTTGAGGTAGTACGTAAGATGAAGACTCTAGGTAAAATGATTGATGATAAGATTACACTAGAGGGTTTATTTACTGTACTATTATATACCCACACAGAATGGGACGATAAAGAAGGTAAAGGTAATTATTATTTTATTACTAACAGAACTTCTGAATATCCTTCAAAATCTCCTATAGATATGTTTGATACTATTCAAATACCTAATGATCTGGGTTACGTAGCTGAAAAGATTGATGAATATAATAATGGATAATTTGTAAAATAAATAAATATTATTAACTTTGTACCCTAACCTAATAAATAAGATTTAGACGTTAAATAATTAATATCAACTAACAATTTAAAACAAGTATTTTTATGATCAATTTGAATGACGAGAGATTTGAGGAAAGAGAATTTAAGATTTTTAATGGCGGAGAGGCTGGAGTTGTTAAAGGCTGTTCAGTTCGAGTAGAGAAGAAAACAGCTAATGACGTTGAGAATGCACCTGATTACAAACTATTTGTAACTGACGAGACTGGAGCTGAATTTAATAAAGGTTATTTTAAAGGTAATCTAGATGATATGTCAGAAGGTCAGGAGCAATTCTTTGTAAAAGAGATGAAACACCTTGCTAAAGTATTTAGGGTTCAAGACCAACTACCAACACAAGTAGCATCCTATGAAGAACTTATCGATACCACAATGAAGCTATGTAATAAGAATCAGTCTAATGTAAAGGTTAATGTAGCTGTATGTTATGGTACAGTTGATTACCCACGTCGTTTTCTAGAGCTTGATGGATTCTGGGGTATTCAGAATGTAGAAGATGGTATGCCACGCTTGAGTCGTAAAGCACTTACAGAGCGCCCTGAACCAGATTCTGATGGTCCAGATATTACTATTGGAGGTGGATCAGAAGATTCAGGAGTAGCTGATGATTGGGCATAAATAAACAGTTAAATTTAAACTGAATCTAATAGGTGGGGAATTATCCTCACCTATTTTTTATTTGAAATAATATAATGAAAAAATAAATGAACGCTAACGTTAAGTATAAGAATAGTAGGCGATTTGAAACGCTGAACTTCGCAAATAGAAAGAGTTAATTAAAAGATAAATAGTTAATAATCAATACATATCGCCTATTATTTTTATATATTGTTATGCGCTGTTTATTATTGAATTATGAAAATATACGGAAGTACAACATATGTAAACGAAACTGAGCGTGAGCATCCTTGGTATAAACTTGAAGTTATAAACCAATGGGATTGGAAAAGTAAAGCGGTGTGTTATGATTACGCAGGCGCGGTTTTAATTAGTTATTGCCTGAAGCTTAACACAAGTACAGGCAAAGACTCGTGGAAATCTGAAAACATAGAAACGCTTACAGATGAAATGAAGCAAGAACTAATTAAAATGGGCTACAAGGTTAAATAGCGCATAACGTGATTCAGGTATGGTTTGATTTTTAACGGATTAAAAGCACGAATATGAAAAACTTAAAAGAAGAATTAATAGACATACGGACTTACTTTAACGAAGGTTTGAAAGATGTAGAAATGGGTAGTGGAGAAGAACAGCCAATGCAGAAACGTACAGAAATAGCACTAAGGCAAGTTAAAAATTTAACTATACCTGATGTTGGAGAGTCGGTTTGCCGCAAATGTGGAAACAAGCTTTACCTTAAAAACGGTAAAGCTTACTGTACGTGGTGCGAAACGGATTGGTAGGCAAACTGCTCTTCCAACGTAATTGTAACGTTAATTCAATAAATTGAACTACATGAAAAGTCTTACAGATAAAGAGTTTGAAAGAAGACTTTAAGTAAATTTAGACAAGTACGTTAAAGAAAATGACAACTTTAATGAATGTAGAGAATTTGCAATTTTAAAAGCAATTGAATTATTAAATAATGATAAATCTAAACGATGAGAGATTTCAACAAAAGTTATTAGTCACAGAGGATAATATATTAAATTACATATCTGATTACGATATATTTAGACATTATTTACCAGAATTTAAATTAAATAGTGTAATTAGTTCACCTTTTAGAAAAGATAACCACCCGTCATTTGCAGTATATATTTCAGATAGATACACTGATAGAATATTGTATAAGGATTTAAGAACTGGTGATAAAGGTGGAGCAATTACATTTGTACAGAATAAATTAAATTTATCATATAAAGAAGCCTTAGAACAAGTTGTAATTGACTTTAATTTGTCAAATAGATTCCATTTAAGGCACAATCTATCTAAAAGTGGTCCTAGGCCACCTGTTACTCATAAAGTAGACTTAAAGCAGCTTAAAAAGACAATTGACTTAAATATTAAGAGTAGAGTGTGGAAACCTTGGGACATTGAATATTGGAATTCCTATGGAGTAAGCTTAAATACTTTAAATAAGTATAAAGTTAAACCTCTACAATATATATTTATTAATAATAAGATTTTTAAAGCTGATAAGTTAGCTTATGGTTATACAGAGTTTAAGAATAATCTAACGAGATTTAAAATATATCAACCTGAAAATGAGTATTTAAAATGGATAAACAACTTTCTTCCAAATACCCTAAGCGGGTATATCCAATTACCAGAGGAATCGGAACTACTATTCATAGCCTCCTCATTAAAAGACGGTATGTGTCTCCACAATCTAGGGTACAATTTTATAGCTCCGCAGACAGAGAATTATACTTTCAAGCAAAGTCTTATTAATGAGTTAAAATCTAGGTTTAATCAAATAATAACATTTTATGATTTTGATGATGCAGGTATTAATGCTGCTAAAAAACTAGAGAAACAATTTGGATTACCTTATATCAATACAGGTAATATGCTAAAGGACATATCTGATTATTATTTAATAAATGGAAGAGATGCTTGTATTAAACTAATTGAACATGAGAGAAATATATTATAAGGAAGGTGAGCATATTAGGGATAAGGAAAAATATATATTAAACTTCTTTAAATCAAGAGAAGGTATATATTACCCAAAAACATATTACAGAGACAATGATTTTATACAATGTCACGAAAAATATGCAAGAAGTTTTGATGATTTATATTGGTTGTTTAAAAGTAAATTTAAGACCGCAACTAAAGGAGAACTTGCCAGAATTATTTTAAATAAAAATAAATCAGATGTAGGAGTATATTATTGTGATGGCATATGTAAAATGGTTATATCTAAAGATAAAGTTGTAGCTATGGGTTTTATAAATAATTATATTGCAGGTAGAAGAACTCGTTATATGACAGAATCTTTTGTAAGAGAAGGCCCTAACTTTGATAAATTACTCAAATATGCATTAAGAAGTAAAAAGTTTTCACTTAGCGATATAAATTTAAATCCTATTAAAGATTATGAGAAAGATTTATTATAAAGAAGGGATACACATTAATAATAAAAAAGATTATATTGTTACTTATCTTAATTTAAATACTCCTACTACTTATTATGTAGAAAATGATTTCATACAATGTAAACCGCATAGAGCTAGGACATTTAATGATTTATTTCTATTACTAAAATCTAAGTTTAAAACTGCTACCAAAGGTGACTTAGCTAGGATTTTACTAGATAAAGAAAATAGTCAAACTATAGGATGTGTAGCTTGCCCAGATGTACAACAAATGACTTTTTATGATAGAGAGTTTAAATCATGGGGTCATTATGTTAATGCTAATACGTTTGATCAATGTGAAACTATTATAAAAGGGCCACAATGGAGAGACTTAACTAAATGGGCTACAGCCAGTAAAAGCTTTGAATTAATAGATAAATATAAGTTAATTGATAGAGAGTCTTATATTAAAAAAGCTAAAGGTATATTCATTCAATTTTTAGAAGAAAAAAGTATCTATGATGAATATATGGAAGAGTTTAAAAAAGCTCGTGGAGGTGATAAAAATGGTCTTGAAAGATTTATGAATTATAATGCAGAGGAGCCAAATGAATGGATTAATTTTAGTTTAACTTGGTCTGGCACAAAATCTGGACATGACTATTGGTATAATGTAAATGAAGAGTATAAAAAATATATTAAACAACACGCTTAAATAACTATAATATGTTTGTAGGAGTATACGGTACATTGAAAAAAGGTTATAGTAATCATAGGTTGCTAGAAAATTATACATTTATTGGTACAGAACTAGTAAAAGGTTTTGATTTATATGATTTAGGGCCATTTCCTGGTATTAAACTGGGAGATAATCAAGTATTTATTGAAATATATGAAGTTAATGATCAAGAGGGTTTAGATAGACTAGATAGTTTAGAGGGGTATCCTTATTTGTATGATAAAACAACAGTAACCACTAAATGGGGGGAAGTACTATTGTATGTATATAATAGAGAGCTAAGAGATAATGATAAGCTAATTAAAAATGGATTTTGGTATGACACCTATTGAATTAACACAAGATCATAAAGATAAGTTGCTAGAAATGGCGGTAAAGTTGTTTCCTGAAAGTAAATTTTCATGGGAATACGATATGTATGGCAGGGTTTTGAAGTCAGATTTTAATAATGTATTTGCCGTATATGATAAAAACAGTGAAAGTCATTTTAATATACACTGGTTTGAATTCTGTGTAGTAAAACTATATCCTAAAATTCAAGCGAACAAACCTAAGACAATTGGTCACGCAGAAAAATTAATGGAAGAGTATGGATTCTTATGGGACATTTGTAATTATGACTTTACAAAAATACACCCAGTAGACTATCTTTATAAAGAATTTCAAAAGCTAAAATAGTATGATTGAATTTCAAACAATAGGTTCTGATCCAGAATTTGCATTAAGAAAAGGTAATATTAATGTACCTGCATACCAGTATTTTACAGGTACTAAACATCATCCTGAAGATAAAGGGGATGGATTTGCTATACTTAAAGACAACTTATTAGTTGAAGGTAATATGCCACCATCTAAAAACTTCGAGGAGTTTTATAGAAATATGCTACTCCTACAGAACTTAATAAATTCTGTTATAAATGTAGATAATACATATATTTATTATCAAGATCTAGTTAAATATAATAAAAGGTTCATTGTAACAGATGATGGTCAAGAGTTTGGTTGTAGCAGTTATAACGACGCTTGGTCTAGAAAAACTAAAGCATCTCCTGATTTAGGTAAAAGTCTATTTAGACCTGTAGGTGCTCATATTCATATAGGCTATAAAATGCTTAGAGACGATATAGACCCTATGCAAATGAATGAATGGTTAGCTAGGGCTTTTGATTATTTTGTAAGTCTACCAGCAGATACTATTCATTTTACAAAAGAGCGTAGAGATAATTACGGAGCATATGGTTCTTATAGAGATACCTCGTATGGAGTAGAGTTTAGAGCATTAGGTGGGTATTTCCTACAAAGGCAATTCTTAGAATGGATTTATCAACAAACTCGCAAAACAATAAATTTTTGCACATCTATAGAAAACTGTGAAAAACTACATTCGCTAACAGAAGCTTCATATGATAATTATGAATTCTTAGGTATTGATCTATTAGAGCAAATTCCTGTAGATACAAATATTTCTATAGAAGAGCCTATTAGGAGAAATCTAAGAGGTATTTTAGACCAAATGGAAGAAATGGCGGCATCATACCAACCAAGACCGGTAAGTATTTAAAATAAACTATAATTAATACAATGGCTGGAATTGATAAAACATATACTGATTCTTATGATAATTATAAGGAATTTAAAAGTTGGGCTGACAGTCAAATAGTTACATTTTTTAACGGACATAAGGAATGTATAGGAGATTGGGTATGGCAGTATAATAAACAAGACTTTGAAAATGGCAAGATACCTATTATGAATACCCCTACATGGATTGATATCTACTTGATACAAAACTGTAAAAGTGATTTCATATTAGAAAGAATGAAGGAAGTGTATAGTAGTAAAGCCTTTAGTGAGTTTCAAGGATTAGAATTCCCACCTAAATTACCGGATGATTTTAAGCAGAATAGGAAGGTTATAATTAAACCTTTAAAAGATAACTCCTACTTTATACATAATAAACCTTTTGGTGGTAAAATGTCTTGGTGGCTACAAGCTAAATCTTTAGACTGGAGTTACAATGACGAAAGTAAAACTTGGACAGCTCGTAGTATATATTATCCCACATATACTAATACTGCTCATATTAAAACGTTAAAAGGGGTGGTAAGGCATTTAAGAAAACAATTTTTGCCAAAAGGATTAGAATTTAGATTAATTGGTAGATATGAAGGAGAAGAGTATAAAATCTTAATTAAATAAAATTAAATGGTAAATATTATTCTTAGTATACTAATAGTAAATTTGTTTATCCATTATATAACTAAAACCCCTTATACTGCACTTTCGTGTGGTATTTGGGGTTATTTTGGAAAGGATAATAAAAGATTTAATTGGAAGGACTTCAATATGTTAGGAGTTCTTAATGATAAAAGAGGCGGTGATGCTGCTGGTAGAATGATTGGTGGCAGTTATGAACACTATAATAGCAAGAATTGTAATACTTATACTGAGATTATTAGAGATAATTTAAATCCTGCTTATAAAGAGGAAACTGTAATGTTTGGTCATACCAGAAAAACCTCAGCATTTGCTAAAGGAACTGGTGGTATAGAATTTACCCAACCTTATCCGGTGAGAGATATTACAGGTACTATTATAGGTATGGGTATGCACAATGGTACTCTGTATAACGATAGTGACTTAAAAGAAGAGTATGG